TGGTCGGAGCGGGGAGATTCGAACTCCCGACCCCTTGCTCCCGAAGATAGCGACCGCCAGCTAACTTGTTGAAATATCAGGCGACTAGCTGCGGTTGAACGCGACTTTTATCACCTTCCCGCCAGTGGTTTCCTGGGCGTTTCCTGGGCGCTTGGCAACGGCGTTGGCGGCCGCGTCCTGAAAGTCGGGGTGGTGGTGGCCGTATTCGTTCCACAGCGTTTGCGGCGTCATGCCGAGAAAGTCGGCGGCTTCGGCGGTGTCGACACCGGCCTGCATCAGCCACGTTGCCGCCGTGTGCCTGAGGATGTGCGGGCCGTCCGTGCGATCGCCTTGCCCGGCGGCCGCGCGCACGCCGGCCCATGAACGCCGCAGCTTGTTGACCGGCCGGCCGCGATAGCTGATCACATTGACGATGCCGCGTGCCAGATCGCGCTCCCGCCAACGCCTCAGAAAACCGATCAAGCGCCGATGGATGCGCACCGGCGTGGCTTTCTTGCGCGTCTGCCGGGCGCCGCTCGCCTGGCGGTGGATGACGCCGCGCTCGAGATCGACCCAGCCGCCGGCAGCCGAGGGCAGCCATTGCAGCTTGAGGACGGCACCTGGCCGCGTGCCGGTGTAAATGCCGATGAGGATCATGCGGGCGACATGGCTGGTTTCTTCGCGCGCCCTGGCTGCCCGCAGCCGCGCCGCCACGGCATCGCGTGTCAGCCAGTAGTCGGTGCGTTGCGGCGCCCGCGCCGGCAGCGACACCTTGGGCACGCTGTTGAGCGGCCCATGCTCGGCGTGGAAGTGGTTGATGGCCGCGCGCAGCGTCTTCAGGTCATGGCGCGCGGTCTGTTCGGAAACCCGGCGCCCGGTGTGGCGGATGGTTTGCTCCGTGCGCCAGGTGACATAATCACGGCAGCTTTTGCCGCGCACTTCGCTCAGCGTCTTGCCGCCCCACCATTCGAGTGCCGGCGCCGCCGTGTGGCACAGCCACTCCCGCGATGGCGATTTTTCGGCCACTTCCTCGAGATAAAGCGTGATCACGTCGTCGATCAGGATTTCGCTGAGGCACCCTGAGGTTGGCGGTTGCCGCTTGCCGGCGAGGTAGGTTTCGAGCGCCCGCTCAGCCGCCGCAATGTCGTCTGCGCCCGCACCCGTGCCAATCTCTTTTGATCCATCGAGGATGGCCCATTTGGCGGCACGGCCTTGGCGGCCGGCCCTGAGGTAGAGCCGGGGTGGTTTGGTTGGCCGTGGCATGGTTGACGTTCCTGCAACGCATCGGGGTGATAGGTGCAGGCGTTGAGGAAATCGGCCAGCGCCTGCTCGGTCACGAGATACTGCCCGCAAACCTTTTCCGCCCGCAACCGGCCTTTGCGCACCGCCGCCGCCAACCCGCGCGGCGTCACGCGGGCTGCCTGTGGAAAAAACTTTTCCACCGCCTCTTGCAGAGTATAGCGGGGCGCAATCTGCGGCATCAGTTCATGCCCTGCCGGCGCTCCTGGTCGCGCCGCTGCTTTTCTTGATAGGCGGCCACGAACGAGCTGGCGATGAGCCCGGTGACCATGGACAGCACGGCAAAAGGTTCGTTGCGACGGCAGGCCGTCACCATGTGCCTCGCCAGCACACGGGCGAGCACGACGATGGCCTCGTTGACCGGCACGCAGGCCACGGCATCGAGTGCACGTTGCTCCGCCTCGCGCAGCAAGCGCGCCTTCACCGCATCGCTGATTTGCTTGTCGCTCATAACCACACCTCGACAATCTGCGGTTCATCGCCGGGGTTGCGATCGAGGCGCACCAGTCCCGGCGGCAGCGCGTCTCTGACAGCATCGACCGTGCCGCCGATCACCGCCACGCTGGTCGGTTCGCAGCGCGGCAGCGTCAGCCACATCCGGGCAATGACGTTTTCGGGAAAGTCGGTCGGCCTGTCGTAGACCACCCACATCGGCAGCCGCTGTTGCAGCTCGCTGTGCAGGCTCAACGCGCATGCGCCGCTTGGTTCGATGCTGGTCATTCAGGGCGCCCTCCGGTGATCGGTCGTGCTGCCCATTTGAGCACGTGCTCAATCTCATCTTCTGCAGGGATCAGATACGGCACCCAAAAATGCTGTTGCTGGTCGCCGGTATGAATTGTGCCAAGCCGCAGCGTCTCACAGTGGTCGTTGGGTTGGCCAACACCCCTAGCTGTTTCGTGCTCACCGTTCATGGGGACAATGATTACCTGCCCAACCTGGCGGTCAACTATCGCGAATGATCGGCCGTGGTTTTCACCGCCAATGACCGGCGCGAATTGCGGTTCTGATTTCATGCCGCCACCTCGCCTGACTGTTCTGCCGCCGCATCCTTGCCGGTGAGGCGTCGTTCGCGGACCTCGAGCGCATAGTCCGGGTGGCGCAACTCCACCGGCAGCCAGCCGCAGGCGCTGGCATGCCTGGCCGCGAACTCAACAAGCGCCGCTTTCTTCCAGTCGATGGCGGTTTCAGGGATCGGCCCGGTGACGCCGGCCTCCTCCATTTCACCGATGGCGTCAAAAATCAGATCGCGCTGGGCGCGCTTGAAATAATCCTCAACCGCAAAGCGCTCGCGCATTTCGCGCAAGTACGCCGCGCCGTCGAGTGCCGCCACCAGGGCCTCGCTCGCCGTGCGCGGCGCCTTGTTGCTGAAGGCCTCGAGGTTGAGGCTTTCCGCCACCTGGTTGGTGAAGTGCTCGAGCACGTCGGCATGCGCCATCCCGGTGAGCGTGCCAAGAACCGAGGCAAAGTTGCCGCCACGTGAACGCGGCACCGCCGCTTCATGGGTGATCTGCAGCTTGGCCGGCGAGCCATAGCTTGCGGCCTCGAGCGCCGCCACGGCCACGCACAGCGCCAGATGGCCGCTGCCGTTGGCGATGACGGCACGCGCCGCATCGGTCTGCGCGGCCGTGATGTCGCGCAGAAGCGCCGTTGAGATCAGCACACCGGCCTCGCTTTCGTCCTGATCGCCGCTGGCGCCTTCGCTCTCGCCCGCTTCAACGTCGGCGGGTTCGTCAGCGCCCGGCTCCGGTTGCCGCCCGGCCGCGTCAATGATGGTTTCGAGATCGGCCGTGCCATCGGTGCTGGGCTTGACGATGCCAACGGCAATATCAACTCTGCCATTCCAGCTCTGCACCGAGATCACCGCGCCGCACCTGGCGCGCATTTCCGGCGTGAACTGGTCGATTTCAGACTGCATGAGCAGGCGATCGGCCTTGGCCTGCAGCGCATCGGCCTTGGCTTCGCTGTCGCAGGCCTCAGCCTGGTCTTCCAATGCGTTGATGGCGGCGAGCTCGTCGCTGGAAAGCGTATGATCAACGCGGATGCGTTCCCACTGCCAGCGCCACTCATCTGGCAGCTCGGCGGCTTCCGCCACCCAACTCCAACCATGACCGGCGAGCCACGCGCGCGCCTCGCTGATCTGCTGTGCGCGCTCATCTGCCTTGAGCGTCTTCAGCAGGGCACCGTCATCGAGGAACCGCTCATCATCGAACAGCGAGTCGGTAATGGTGCCGCCGGCGGCAACGTAATTTTCGAGCATGGCCGCCGACACCTGGCCGGCCGGCACCTTCTTGCCGGCGAGCTCGCGGCGCACGGTTTGGCGTGAATAGCCGCAGCGCTGCCGCTTGATCGATTCGAATGCGGCCAGCTGCACATCGTGGCTGGGGTGGATGGTGAAGGCCTGGGCTGCCTCGGCGTCGATTTTGTCCTTGCGCCAGGCGTCGCGGATTTCAGGGGCCAGCTTGCCGAGCGCCAGGCGCTGCTTGACGGTGCGCTCATCGAGGCAATAGGTGGCGGCAATGTCGGCTTCCGAACGGCCGCGCTCGATCAGCCTGGCGAACGTCGAGAAATGATCGACCGGGTGCATGTCCTCGCGGTACGTGTTGGCCATCAGCGAGGTTTCGAGTGCCTCGGCGTCATCCTCGTTGCGCACGATGACTGGCACCACGTCCTTGCGGTTCATGCGTTTGCTGCGAATGAGCAGTTGCATGGCCTTGAAGCGCCGCCGGCCATCGGCCACCTCGAATTTGCCGCCATCGCCGGGCCGCACCACCAGCGGGTTGATCAGCCCCTTGGCGTGGATCGCGTTGGCGAGTTCCTCGATGCTCTTGCGGCTCGAGGCCGACTCGCGCGCGTTGATTTCATCTGGCGTCACCAGATCGGCAAAGGCCACTTCGCGCAAGCGCGGGCTCTCGGTTGCTTCCGTCATCGTCACTCTCCCGTTTCCTGAATGTAGTTCAGTTCCGCATCTGGGAAGGCCGCGAGGGCCGCCCGGAACGCTGCTTCACTCTCAACGCGCGTGATGATTTCGACCTTGGATTTGATGCGGGCCTCGTTGGCCTGCAGCCATTGAAGCGTGCGCCGCACCGCCTGCATCGTTTCGAGTTCGGCCGCAGCCTTTTCGGCCGTCATGCGTTTCGAATTGACCCACTTCGGATAGACCCTCTCGCGCATGGCGATCTCGCTGGCCACGCAGGCGATCTGTTCGGCAATCGGTGAGGCCGGGATCGATGCAGCGGCTGCCCCGAAACTGGCGCCGCCCTGCGCCGCGCTGTCATCAATCCCGGCCATCTCAGGTGACCTTTGCGCGCGCCGCCTGCAAGGCGTGCACCGCTGCCACGATGTTCTGGCGATCGCGCGGCGTCAGCTTCTTGCCTTGCAGCGTCTTGGCGAGAAAATCCGCCTGATCGAGCGCCTCGATGATGTAGGGCATGGCCGCCACGATCGTTGCCGATTGCGCGGCATCGGTTGCGGCGCCAAGCGCTGCCGTTTCCCAACCCGACATCCATTCCTGGCGCGCCACGCTGCCTTCAGGGTGCGGGCACGCGCTCATCGGCTGGCCGGCGCGCAGTGCTTCGAAGCCGCTGCACGTCCACTCATTGCGGTCGGCTGCGCTGCCCATCAGTGCACCTCATCTGGTTGCAACGCTGCCGCGTCGACGTGGCGCCTGACGCTGCGCTCGATCGAGCCGGCCACGGTTTTCGATTGTGCGATTGCAGCATCCCCTGACCAGTTTGCGCTGACGTAGTTGGCGAGTGTCCTGACCAGCCCATAGATCACCGAGTCGCGCGGGCTTTCAGGCCACGCCGCGAGATAGGCATCGAGCGTGCGCTGGAAAACGAAGGCGGCCGGCGGCTGCTTGCCAGCCGGCCGATCGAGCGCGGTGATTTCCTGTTCGAGAACGTCTCTGAGAGGCTCGGTGCAGCCGATGCCGCGAAGCGCTTCTGAGGCTTCGCGGATCTGCTCAACGAGGTTGATTGCTTCTGGCCGGCTCATGCGTGCTGGCCTTGGGCTTGACGGCCGGTGATTTCTGCCGGCGCCGTGTTGACGGCTTCAACGATGGTTTCGAGATCGTCGCACTCGAGGGCGATGCGGCCCGTGTGTTCGCGCACCGCCTTGGCGATGTTGCGTTGCTCGAGTTCGTCGCATGCCCTGGCGATGACTTTGATCAGTTCGGCTGGTGACATCTCGCGGAGATGCCGTGCAACATACGTCTGTCTGGCTGCGGTGGTGATGGTCATTGTGGTGGCCTCATGGGTTGAGTGGTGCCAACGCAGAACGAAGAGCGATGTTTGGTGCCGTTAACGATATGTGATTTTTCACATCGTGTCAATCAGCAAAGTGAAACATCACATCAACACGACACGCCGATAGGGTGCCGCGTTGTATGGGTTGTGGTGTGGGGCTAGTTGTTACCGGTTGGCTTGCCGCGAATGATGACGCTGATGGGCGCCGCCCATGCCAACGCCACGCTTTCAAGATCCGGGGTTGTCGGGTTGAAGCTTTTCAGCGTTACCCGCTGGCGCGCTGGGCTGCGGGCCACGAATTTGACGAGCCGCTGGCCGTCAACCGTCTCGATAATGCAGTCGACGCCGATGATCTCGCTCAAGCGTTGCGCCGGTTCCGGCAGTTTGGCGCCGATAAGCACGTCGCCGGCGCGGTAGGCCGGCGCCATGGCGTTGGTGTTGAGCTTTACCGCCAGCATGGCGCCGCCGGAAATATCAACATCGATAGTGATGTGCTGCAGATGGCTCACATCCGCTGGCACCCAAGTCTCAGCGGTTTCAATTGTGCCGATGATCGGCACCTCGCGGCGCACAAGCTTGCGTCCTTCCATCAGTTCGGTGAGTGTCAGGCCCAATTCGTCAGCGATCGCCATCACCGTGTCGATACGCGGTGAAGCAACCTTAGTTAGCATGTCTCGCACGGCAGTCTCTCCCAAGCCGGCCGAGAGCGAAAGCTGTTTCATGTTTAGCCCGCGCTCATCAATGATGCGCCTGAGCCGGTCTCGCCAATCTTTCATGCGAACGTTATGGCCCAATCGCGGTGAGATTTCACAAGGGATATTTCACATTGACAAGTGTGACAAATCACAACTGTATATGAGCCCATGAACACGGCCGAAAAACTGCTCAAAGAGATCGAGGCATTTTGTGACCGACACGGAATGTCGGAAACCGCTTTCGGCCGCGAGGTCGCCTGTGACAACCACATGGTCAGCCGCATTCGACGTGAAAAATCGCTGACTACGCGGCGCCTTGACAAGATTAGAGAGTTTATGCGCCGGCGGGACACGGACGTGAGTTCCGCCGGCGCAAAGTTCGATGGTGCTCCTTTAGCCAGGCATCACGCCGCCGGTTCGTAGTCTGCCAGCCATTGGGCAGTGCGAGGGTTAATCATTCGTTAGCGTTGTTGCGTTTCCTCCCTGGACTTTGACCGCCGGCAGTCACCGGCGGCCACCTTTCGGGAGCGCGAATTTTTTTGTTTGCCCAACATTGGGCAGGCCGGTGTTGGGTATGATTTGAAACCAGGCGCGGCATTCGCGACGACGGTAAGTAGCCTGCTCAACACGCGCCTGCGCAGTGTTGACCAAAAAAGCGAGTTCAAGTGGCGTGGCGTATCTCCTAGTCCCTGGCCAACGGTGGCGCCTGTTATGTTACCTGCATGACGTGACGGCGCCGCCCGGCCAGGGGTGCAATTCAACCTGGCTGGGGGTGGCCGATGTTAGACTTGATCGCGGTTGGAGGTGGCGCTGGCGCCATGCTCGCGACCTCTGCCCTGTTTGGCTGGTGTGTGCGCCTGCGCGCCGGTGGCAAGAGCCGCCAGGCTGGCGTTGACGCCCGCCGGCCCAATCCCAAGCAACTGCCTCCACCGACTCCGAAAAAAACCGCTGCCGCCTTGCCGCCGACCGCAGACCTGCACAACGGCGGCCGCTCGCCTTATCTGTTGCTCGATGCGGCATCCGCTGCCGGGCGCTTCCTTGACTGGCTCGATGCGGCCGAAGTCAAGACGGCTACGGCCCACGAAACCTGGCTACTCTACGGCGAGCACTGCTTGTCCGAGAACCTCGAGCAGCTCCCCAACAACGTCATCATGGCCGAGATGGGCCGCCGCGTCTGGCGCGGCCAGAAGCGCATGCCGGGTGGCGAGCGCCCGACCGTCTATGCGTTCGATCAGCCGCCGCCACCGCCGCGCCGCAAGCTGACGCTGGTCGAGCGGCGCAAGATAGGCCTTTGCCGGCCGGTGCAATTGAAAGCAGCCTGAAGCCAGGGGTGGCTTAGGAAATACGGGAGGGGTTATCCATGCCGATGAAGCGGCGCCGGTATCTATCTTTGAAGGCCGGCCATAGCAAAGACGCGCGCAAGCGGCGCATGCACAAAACTGTGCTGCCAGACCCACGCAAGACCTGGAAGGGCCGCCGCCGGCAGCGTGTGGTGCTGCGCCAGCTGTATCTGCTCGCCTGCCGCGAGCAACGCCTGATTGATCGCATCAACAGCGTGCAAAGCCACAACGAACGGCCAAGCCCGTTCGGCGTCACGCCGCACGATCTGCCGGCGTTGCGGGCGCAGCTGGCGGACGTGCGCAACGAGGGCCACAAGGCGCTGCAATCGCATCAGGCCAGCCGCTTAGGTTGAACGAGAAAGCCCCACTGAGTTCGCGCTCAGCGGGGCTTTGAAGAGACGTTCTTAGTCGGTCTAGCAGGACCAAGTTTTTGGGCGGACAAGGCTGCCCGGCGGACCCTCGAGTTTCAGATCCTGGCGGGGAGATTAATTGCGTTCTCGCCAAAGGACAAGGGGTTCGCTGCGCAGCTTGTGGGAAAGTTGGAAACATGCGCGGCAACACGATGCACGAGGCCCAGACCCTCGCATTCCAGTTCAAGGGCTCGCCGGCGCAGCGCCTGGTGCTGGTCAAGCTGGCCGGCGATCTCGCCAAGGGGCTTGCCTCTACCTCCGTTGAAGAGCTCAAGCGCACCTGGCCGGCGGCCACCACGTTCTTCATGCTGCCGGCGCTGTTCGAGCTTCAGGACGCCGGCATCGTCACGCGCCCGCACATGGGCAGCGATTGCACGCTCAACCTCGAGGCGCTGCGCCAGGCCGTTGCCGTGCGTGCTGCCGGGGGTGCGCCATGAGCGACCGCCGCCGCGCCTGGACCTGGCGCCACGCCATCCTTGAGAGCGATCTGAAGCCTACCACGCGCCACGTGCTGCTGACGATCAGCTGCCACATGAACGACGTTGGCGAAGGCTGCTATCCGACTACCAAAGATTTGCAGTGCGAAACGGGGCTCTCTGAGCGTGCGGTGTGCGAACACATCAACCTCGCTGTCGCCGCCGGCTGGCTCAAGAAATTCCAGCACGGCTTCAGGGGTCAGAAATGGAAGCAAAACGAGTACCGGCCGGCGTGGCCCAAGGTGTCCGAAGACGCCGAAAAAGGCACTGACCCTGACGACAAAAAGGCACTGACGGACGGTCAGTACCTTGCAAAAGGCACTGACGCAGGGTCAGTGGAAGGCACTGACCCTAACGACATAAAGGCACTGACGCAGGGTCAGCAGGATAAGACTTCTCAAGAAACTTCTCAATCTCTCTCACACACTGCGCGCGAAGAGATCAGCGCAGGTGAGCGTGTGTGTGAAATTTTCAATTTGAATTTGGGTGCTTGGCAGATGCGGGTTGCCGAGCACTTCATCGCACCGCTCGAGCGGGTGCTGCAGGTGCGGCCAAAGCAGGCCACCGCCATGGCCGACCTGGTTAGCGATCTGTCCGGTTATTCGATCGCCACCCTGCAGGCCGCCGCCGCCAGCATCCGGCGTGCTCGCTCGGTGTTTCCCACAATCGCGCAGGCGGTTGAGGCCTGCAAGGCGGCCAGCAAGGCGACGGTGAAACCCTGCCACCTGCGCAGCGACGATGAGCGCCGGGCCTGGCGCCGCCACCTCGAGGCCACCGGCAACAGGATCGCCCTCAAGCTGTTCGCCGGCGGATCGACAACCATGGTCGACGCCGAGCTGCTCGCCGATGCAATGGCGCTCTACGGCGACGATGCAAATTCGGAGGCCGCGCCATGAGGGACGAAATCTCAGCCCCGTTGCTGCGCGTTGGTGACATCGTTGCGGCGTCCGCGCGGGCTTTCGGCATGAGCCAGCTTGCTGTCGTTGGCGAGGGCCGCCACCGCGAAGCCGTGCGTGCCCGCCGCGTCGTTTGCGTGCTGGCCCGCGAAGCCGGTTGGTCGCTGCCTCATATCGGCCGGGTGCTGCGCCGCGATCACACGACGGTGTTGCATCATTTGCGCTGGGCCGCCAGGGAGCGCGCGGTCGATGCCGACGTCGCCGCCGTCCGCGCCGCACTGGCCGGCCTGGAAAGCGAACCAGTTATCGCCGCACCGCCGGTCATGGTCACGGTGCCGGCACCGAAGGCCGCCAAGCCGGCTCAGCAAAAGACGCCGCCGCAGGCCGCCTATCGCCTGGGTGCCGGCGAATACACCGCGCCGCCTTACACACTGGCCTGGTGGGCCGAAAATGATAAGCGGTTCAGAGCGAAACTTGAGGAGATCGACGGTCAATGACACACGGCAACTGGCTCGAGCTGATCGATGGCACCCAATACTGGCTCAACGCCGAGCGCAACGATCCCGACGCCCTGCGTTTCGAGATGAGCGTTGCCGATCTGGCCAGGCAGTTGAGCCAGATCAACCGTTTTAACGGCGCCACCCGGCTGCCCTACTCGGTGGCGCAACACTCGGTTTGGGTTTCGCTGATGCTCGACCTCGACGCCGAGTGGGCGCTCTACGGCCTGTTGCACGATGCCCATGAGGTGATCGTTTCCGACATCGCCCGGCCGGTGAAACTCGAGATGCGCGAACGTGGCGCATCGGCGGCCCTCGATGCGCTTGTCAAGGAAGCCGATGCACGGATCTTCGGCGCGTTCGGGCTTGCCTACCCGCTGCCGCCGCGCATTGCCGCCATCGTCGGCCATGCCGATGACGTGGCGCTGGCAACCGAGCGCCGCGATCTGATGGCCGGCACCGCGCCGTGGTCGCATCTGCCGGCCGCGCACCCGTCAAGCATCGTGCCGCTGCCGGCCGATGAGGTGGCCAAGCAGTTCGTCGGCCGTTTCAACAACCTGATGGCACGCTTCAGGCCGGATGAGGCACCGGCGGCTGGTGCCGGTTCGATCAGCGACGTCATCGATATTCTGATCCCAAAAGGTGCCAAATCATGAACGTGGCCATCAACCAGACCGCGCTTGACGATTGCCGCCAGCTCAACTGGCTGATCGACCGGCTGCGCCACGTGCGCCTGCCGCTGGAAGACGAAAAGCGCCTGCAGCAAGAGATCGCCCGCCGCCTCGACAGCTACGGCATCGAGCATCAGCGCGAGGTGCAGCTCTATGCGCCACCGGAGTCGGCTGGCGAGTTCAACGTGCACATCAATGGCCACGACATGAAAGTCACCGGCGTTGGCATAGGCATCATCGATTTTTTCGTGCCCTCGATCGGCGCCGGCATCGAGGTGAAGATCAAGGGCACCGCCAAGGATCTGACCCGGCAGCTGCGCCGCTATGCGGAAGATGAGCGCATCAACCAGTTGGTGGTGCTGACGGCCAAGAGCTTCGCGCTGCCCGACACCATCGGCCGCCGCCGCGTTCTGGTCGATAGCGTCAACATCGCGCGGGGGTGGCTGTGATGGGTGACATGCGCAAATCGGCCCGCCACCATGGCGCGGTGCACGGCGAAAACAGCCGGCAGACGCTGATTGACTTCGCGGCATCCGCCGCCTGCACGGAGTTTCGGGTTTCGCGCAGCACGCTGTTCTCGATGGCACGCGGCAAGCAGGAGTCGCGCGCCCGCCGCGCACTGGTGCTGACGCTCACCGAAAACGGCTTTTCGCAGGCCGAAATCGTGCGCGTCGTCGACCGCGACCACAGCTTCGTTTCGCGAATTGTCTGCGATGGCTTCGCGGCCATGCCAGATGACGCCCAGCCACGCCTGGAGCGGGTGCGTGAAGCGGTGCGCCGGTTCGTTGATGGAACGGTTTCGCTGCCGCGCGGCTGGTGGTGTGAGGCGCGTGACGCGGCACTCAAGGCGATGTGGGCACACACGACGATGAGCGACGCGGAGATCGCCACCGCGCTGGGCTGCGCTGAGGCCGACGTCAAGGCGCGGGCAGAAGCACTCGGGATGATGAGTGACGACTATCCAATCCTCGAGGTGGCGGAATGACCGGCGCCACGCTCTTCAACCGAGACGGGGTGGCCGTCCGCACCTATGGCGCCATCGAGCGCATGCGCAACGGCTGGCGCATTACCGATCTCGAACCGCACGTGCGCATCCGCCTCAAGGCGATCTTCCCGCGCATCCCCAAGACCGGCGTGCCGCCCTTCGAGTTGGTCGGTGGACCGCAGCTCGATGCCGACCTGCGCTGGTTTATCGAGCGCTACCCGTTGTTGATCGCCGCCGATGACCTGGGCCACCTCGAGCAGCGTAAGACGCTGTTCGAGACCGGCCAGGCCGAGCTTGAAACGCTGCTTGCGAAAGACTGGAAGCCATCCAGCATCGTCGGCTTTCGCGACGGCGAGCGCCCCTATGACTACCAGGCGCAGGCCGCCGAGCTTTGCCGCCGCAAGGGCCGCCTGCTCTGCACCGATGACATGGGCCTTGGCAAGACCGTGACCGGCATTGCCACCATCACCGATCCCCAACAGCTGCCGGCGCTGATCGTGCCGCCAACGCACCTGGTGTCGCAGTGGGCCGAGAAGCTCAACGAGTTCACCCACCTCAGCGTGCACGCCTTCAAGAAGGCCTCGCCCTATGAGCTGCCGCCAGCCGACGTCTACATCTGCCCTTATTCGAAACTGGCCGGCTGGATCGACTACGCCGAAAGCGCTGGCTTCCAGGCGCTGATCTTCGATGAAATCCAGGAGCTGAGGAACGGCACTCATACCGCCAAGGGCCAGGCGGCCGCCGCCTTCAAGGCCAACGCCAAGACGGTGCTGGGGCTCTCAGGGACTCCCATTTACAACTACGGATCAGAAATCTGGCACGTGATGCAGTTCATCGACCCTGACGCGCTGGGCTCATGGCTGGATTTCACCATCGAGTGGTGCGAGATGGGGCCGGGGAAGAAGTGGATCGTCAAAGACCCGCAGGCGCTGGGCACCTATCTGCGCGAAGAGCACGCCATGCTGGGCCGTACGAACGAGGACGTCGGCAACGAAAAGAAGCGCATCAACACCATCACCCATGAAATCGCCTATGACGCCGAGGTGCTCGAGGAAGACGAGCAGCTGATGCGCGATCTCGCCATCAAGGTGACGGCCGGCACGTTCACCGAGCGCGGCCAAGCCGCCCGCGAGTTCGACATGCGCATGCGCCACGCCACCGGCGTGGCCAAGGCGCCGCACGTTGCCGCGTTCGTGCGCATTCTGCTCGAGGCCGGCGAGCAGGTGGTGCTGGCGGGCTGGCACCGCGACGTCTACGACATCTGGCTGAACCGGCTGGCCCGCTTCAATCCGGTGCTCTACACCGGCACCGAGTCGCCGGGCCAGAAGGAAAAGAGCAAGCGCGCGTTCCTTTCGGGCGAAGCGCGCATCATCATTCTTTCGCTGCGATCAGGCGCCGGCCTCGATGGCCTGCAGCACGTAGCCCACACCGCCGTCATTGGCGAACTCGATTGGTCGCCCAAGGTGCACGATCAGTTCATTGCCCGCCTCGCCAGGCCGGGCCAGATCAACGAGGTCGACGCCATCTATCTGGTCAGCGATGGCGGCAGCGACCCGGCGATCCTCGACGTGTGCGGCCTCAAGGCCAGCCAATCGGACGGCATCGTCAACCCGCTGGCCATGCCCGCCGATCAGAAATCAGACCGCACGCGCATTCAGGCGCTGGCTGAAGCGTATCTGGCCGGCAAGGGCTCCGCCCTCAAGCCGGCTGCATCAAGGCCGCTGCCGGCCATGGAGCTTGGCCCGCGCCAGCTCGAGCTGATCGGGGGTGGTGCATGAGCGACAAGCGCCAACGGCTAACCGCGCTCGCCGCCGCGATCGATGCCGCCACCGCCGCACTCGATCGCGCCAAGGCCGAGTTGCACGCCATCGAGGACAGAAATCGCCACATCATGCTTGGCGGCAAGGGCTGCTCTGAGATGGCCATCGACGTGCGCGGCATCACCAATGAGCTGCACGTGCTGCGCCACCACGTCAACACCGAATTGGAAAGGGGGACTGCCAATGCCGAGTGAAGAAATCCCTCGCCGCATCGATCGCCAACGCATGAACATGGCCGAGTTGGCCATCAGCGAAGCCATCGCAGTCACCGAAACCGTTGGCGCCGATCCGCGCCTCACCGATGCCGTGGTGCTGCTTTCAGCCGCCCGCGACTCGGTTGCCGATTACGTTGACGGCGTGCCGATCCGGCGCGGCGTGACGATCGAGGCAGCACCCGGCCCGGCGCACAGGATCGCGCAACTCAACCAGCTGCGTGAGGCGCTCGAGAAGGCTTCGAACAGCCTCGAGCTTGCCGTCAACGCCATCAGGCCGATCGATGAGCCGGTTGCCGGCCGCCGGCCTGACAACATGGCGGTTGCGGTGCGCGTCATGCGCCGCGACCTGGCCGCCATGACGACCAGCGTGCAGCTGCAGATCGACAAGGTTTTCAACAATGGCTGACCTCGACACAGATCGGGAGCCATATGGCTTCCTGATGATCGATTGCCCAGACACCGGCCTGGTGAAGCCGCTGGGCTATTGGCTGCCAGACGGCGTGTGCCCGTTTGAGATTGGCATCGCTGACGCCCGCAACCCAATCGGGTTGCGGGCGGTGGTGCGCGAGATCGCATATGACGGCTCGCTTGTGATCGATAGCCGGCAGCCGGTGCAGCTTGAGTGCATCAAGTTTCAAGCGCACCGCGATGTCGAAACCTACCGCAAGCACCTCGATGAGCTGTTTGGCGGCGTCGAAGCTGAGGGGGACATCGACGATGAATGAAACTACAGACGAATTAGGCAACAACGCCGCCGAGCGGCTGAAGGGCGTCGTTGAGCGGTGGTCGCGGCTCTTGGATGAGATCGGCGACCTGCAGGAAGACCTAAAGCAGGTGAAGGCCGAGGCCAAGGCCGATGGCTACGACATGAAGGCGCTGGCGCAAGTCGTCAAGGAGCTGCGCCAGGATGAGGACTACCGGGCAGCGCAGCTCGAACTGCACGCCGTTATCAACACCTACCGGCGCGCGGTGGAGTTGCCAACCGATCTCGATGAGGCTTACAGCGCCGCCCGTGACGCGGCCAGCGAGGTGGCCACCGCCACGCAGCGCCGCAAGGCATCGGCTGTCAGCGAGGCAGAGGCATGATCCAACCGGGTGAGTATCTTGAGCCATATATCGGTTTGCCCAAGCCGCGCTTCGATCTCGATGACGCCAGCCACGCAAGCCAGGAGTGGGGCGCCAACTGCGGTCCTGGTGCAATCGCGGCGATCGCCGGCCTGACGCTCGATGAAGTACGCCCGCACATGGGCGATTTCGAAGCCAAGGGCTACACCAACCCGATACTGATGTGGGAGGTGCTCACCCGGCTTGGCCTTGTCTGGCGCCTCCGGGGCAAGCCGTTCACCGTGCCGGCGTGGGGCGTGGTGCGCATTCAGTGGGAGGGGCCGTGGACCGAGCCCGGCGTGCCGATGCGGGTGCGCTGCCGCCACACGCACTGGATCGGCGCTGGGCTGCAAGACGGCCAGCCGATCGCCTTTGACATCAACTGCATGTGCGTTGGCGGTTGGGTGCCGTGGCAGGAATGGAAAAGCCAGGTTGCACCCTGGCTCATTCGCGAGGCTGTGCCCAAGGGCAGCGGTGCCTGGCACATCACGCACCTGGTTGACGTTGAGAGGCGAGATCATGGCTGAAGCCACCGCAGATAAAACCTCTGCAGAGACGCAGGCAACCATTGCCTATGACCAACTCAAAGACGCGCGCCACCTGGCCGCATCGGCCGCCGGCGAGATTGCCAACGTGGCTGCACAAGTTTCAAGAGCTCTGGCTTGGCCGGCGGACTTTGACAGCCTGGCAGCCTTTGAAAGCTATTTGCGTGACGCTGAGTCCGCGCTGCAGCGCGCCGGAAAAGCACTAAACCTGGCCACCAGCAAGGTGGTGCTAGCAAAGGAGCTGAAACCAGATGAGTGAAGAACAAGGCCGGCCGGTTCCGGCGCACGGTTCAGGAGGCAGCGAGCCGTCGCTGCCTACACACGGCGATTTCGTGGAGTTTGAAGCTGACGCCGGGGGCAACCCTGTTTGGCCTCGAGGCACCGGCTGCGCCGTGCTCACCGGCCAGGTGCAGGGGCCAGGCATCAACGGCATCAGGCAGGTGCGCGTTGAGGGCCGGCCTAAAGGCACTTTTGTGAGCGTGCCGGCCAACTGGCTCAGGAAAATCGAAAGGCAGCCCGTGGTTTGGCAGCGCAACTATGGAAAGGACACCGCCGACAATGGCTGAGAAACTGAAAAATGGTGATGAGGTGGTCTATTGCGTTGACGCGATGGGCAACCCCACCACGTTTGACGCGCAGCACCTCGATGACCCGGAGGTGAGGTTTGGAAAGGTTGTCAAGCTCACCGCCAATGAGGCGCACGTGAGGCCTAATGGGAGCCACCCCAAAAATGCAGCAATCAAGGTGCCGCTCTCTGAGGTGCGGCTGGCACCGGCTGAGGCGGTGGTTGCCCGCGAAACCGTGACAGCCGGCGCCGGTGATGCCGAAATCACCGATGAGCTGCCCGCGCTCAAGTTCAAGCGCTTGAGCCACGGCGAGGGGCTGCCGCTGCCGGCCTATAAGAGCGCCGGCGCCGCCGGCCTCGACATCTGCGCGGCCACCTCGCTGACGGTCATGCCAGGCGAGCGCCGCAAGGTTCCGACCGGCTTTGCCATCGAAGTGCCGCCAGGGTTCGAGTGCCAAGTGCGGCCGCGTTCCGGCCTGGCGCTGGAAGACGGCATCACCGTGCTCAACTCGCCCGGCACCATCGATTGCGATTATCGCGGCGAGGTGTTTGCGCTGCTGCTCAACACCTCAAGCACCCGGTTTCGCGTCAACGTCGGCGATCGCATCGCGCAGCTGGTGCCCAAGCGCGTCGACCGCCTCGAGGTGCTCGAGGTTGATGAGCTCACCGAGACCGAGCGCGGCGACCAGGGCTACGGCTCAACGGGGAAGGCGTGAGCCATGCACGCATTGATAATCGCACTCGTGGCCGTCTTGGGAGCAATACGCTGATGGCCAGGAGTCACGCTTCGGGGGCGCCGGATGTTGGCCTGCAAGGCCAATGGGCATCCGAAGGCGCAACAAATCAGGAATATGACATCTGCTCGCTGGCCGAGAACACCCGCGCCATTCTCATTGGCCGCGGCTGGGCGGTGCCGGGCTTCTGGCTGTGGGAAAACGGCGCGCGGCGCCACATCGACTGCTCGAGGCCGACGCCTGAGCGCATCCCATTGCGTGACAACCCGACCCACTGGCAGCCGCTGAAGCCGATAGCCGTTGCCGGCCTCAAGCCGTCGCCTGCCTTTGCTGTGCCGCCTGAAGTCGTTGGCGACCTTCCGGGCTGCCTTGCCGATACCGATTGGCCCTATCGCTACGCGCCGGCTGGCTCGATTTCCCGCCTCGAGGCCGAGCACCGCCTGCTGCGCGGTCTCAAGACGTCGCGCGCACCCGGCGTGGTGCGCGAGGTGCAGCTCGGCGTCAAGATCAATTGGCCGGTGCACGAGATCGTTGGCGATCGCTGGGACTACGCCGCCCCGCTCGAGCCGCGCGCATTCGAGCCGAACCGCCGCGATCGAGACGATTGGGACGTAGCGCTGGGCTGGCTGACGTCGCTTTACCCGCCGGCACGCCGGCCGAAAGACTGGCGGCCCGGCGGGCTTAACCTGGAGCAGAAATTGGTGGTGTGGAAATCGTGGGGCTACACGTGGCGCACGCTCGGCGAGCGCTGCGGGCGCAGCCACGAATGGGCGCGCAAGCGCTACAGCCACGCTATCGACATCGTGACGGCGGCCGCCAACGGCCCTGGCGGCAGCGTCAGAGTGGAAATTGAGCGCGAGGTGATGGAGCGGCAGGCGGCATGGCGGATTAGAGAAAGGGCGGGGGTGATCTAATGGATCCGGAATTATTGACGTTGCAGAGACTGGCCGAAGAAAACGGGCTCAAGACGGCCGATAAGGTAGCACCGCCGCCGCCGAAGCCTCGAGAGCATGGCACCGGCAACCCTGAGTTCGAATATGTAGATCAGACGCCAAAGCGGCCGCGGCGATCGGATGACGAAAGGCAGGCCGAGGATGAACTCGACCACCATTGGGTTGGCCTCATCGCGCTCGAGCGGCCGGCGCCGCGCTACTTTGGCGACAACCGCGGTTGCTGGCCACTGCACGTTGAGCGTCAGGCCGATTGGCGCCGGCTGGGCTCGACCTATGACCACCAGCAACCGGCCACCCGAGCGGTGCGCCTCGCGGTCATTGGCGTCAACTCGAAAGCCGGTGCCGAGCGGCTCAAGACGGCTCTCGATGAAGCCCTCACCGGCCGCCAGGAGAAGACGGACGGCGATGAATTACGGTTCCGGTTCAGGAACGGCGTTGATTTCGGGCCGTTCGAGGTGTGGTGGACGCCGCTGATGCAGGACGCACTGATGCAGTGCGAGATGCTTTCAGGCCGTTTCGAGGTGTTCACGCGGGAGGAGCACGAGCGCATGGTGAAAGCCAAAGCGCGCGAGATCATGGAAAAGAGGGGGCGGTTTTGATGCTGCGATTTCCCGAAAACTGGAATGACCCGATCGCCGGCACGCCCGAAGAGCGCGCCCGCACCATCGCCAGCCGGCTGCATGCCTGGTGCCAGCTCAATGCGGTGCCGGTTCCTGAGGTTGAATATCAATCGTTCATGATCGGCCTGGTGAGCCGCGCGCTCAGCGACGATGACAACGCCAGGCTGCGGGCGCGCGCACCGCACCTGGCAGCCGAGCTTGATGAGGCACACCTGCTGGCAGGCCGGCTTGAACTCGAGGCAACCACCGCCCGCAACCGTTACGTTGAGGCTCGCAACCGGCAGATCGAGCTGCACGGTCGGTTGCTGTTTCGGGCGGGTGGCCGATGAAGACCAACGGCATGACAACCAATGATCACGGCCTGTGGTGCGACGCGTGTGGTGAGCACCTCGCCACCGCTGAGCAGCTTGACGACGCAGAGTTCTGGGCGCCTGAGCAGTGCACGCGCTGCGGCTGGCCTGATGAGTTCGACCCGGTGCGTTCCGGCTTTGCTGATGACCTCGAGGACCAGGGCGATGAAGATTAAGGGCGGCCGTGTCGTTGATCTCGATCGCCAATGGCGCGCTGCGGTCAAGCTATGGGCGCGCTTCCAGTTGGGTCAAAAAGAGCGGCCGTGCCGTGCTCACCTGGTTGCGATTTTTGGGCATCTGAGGGGGATGATCCTGATGCGTGATAGTTACGCCAGTCCGTTGGGCATTTCCGAAGTTTGCGAGATGGCCTGTGTGCACCTTTCGCAAGAGGCCGGCGACGGGCTCCACCAGACGCCGGCAGATTACCTTGCGGCAATCAAGGGGGCTGAAAAGCGATGAAGACCAACGGCGAGATCATAGCCGATGCGCTGATCCAGGCTTATGCCGGCGAGCTCATTAGCCCCACCACGCTGGCCCTCATGAATGGCTGGCTGCGTGACCACATCAGGCGCAATGATCTCGAGGTGAGGCTCATGCCCGGTCATTTGGTGCCTAGTCTGATCGGCACCACGCCGCAGGCCTGCACCTGGCTCGAGCTGCCGCACCTCATGGTTGTTGAGCCGGTTTTGACGGTGTGGCCGCAGGTCCACAGAAACGGGGGCAGCTGATGGTGGCGCTCAATTTCATGCCCAAGTTCGCAGCGGCGGTGGAAGCCGGCGCCAAGCGGCAAACCATTCGCCGCACGGCCCGGTGCCAGCCCGGCGATGCGTTGCAGCTCTATACCGGCCAACGCACCGGCGAATGCCGCAAGATCGGTGAGGTGGTTTGCCGGCGGGTGCGGCCGGTGACGATTGCCGAGGACTGCCTGGTGCTCGATGGCTGGCGCCTGCCATCAGGTGACGCGCACCAGTTCGCCAGGGCGGACGGCTTCGTCACCCTCGATAAGATGCGGCGTTTCTTTCGCAAGCAATACGGCCTGCCATTCGATGGATTTGTCATCGAGTGGTGGCCAGTTCAGAAGCTGCACAATGATTGCGATGGGGGGTTCTGCGTTGCCTGCGCCGACGATGAAGTGAAAAGCTAACCAAGTCGTTTTCAGCGTTGATCGGCCAACGTTTTCGTCAGTTGCAGGCGCGCTGGGCGACATTTCCAGAGATTAAGACGGAATGACATGCAACAATGTCAAAGGCCCGTTATTGCTATCGTTTTCACGTGTGAAAATGTGCAAACGAGGCGCAAGCGTTAAAAACTAAGCGGAATTGGCGCAAGGATTGCCGATACAATTGCGCGGAATTGAAAATGTAAAGGAAACCAGAAAGCATCCATGCCGCGAAGGTCATGACGCGCGACTGACGGCAGCACTGGGCTGAATTGCCGAAAGGACCGGCGCCATGAGCACCCAAAACCGGCGGCAAATATTCCAAGAAATATTCCGGGGCTGGGCTCAGGACAAAAAAAGGGCCGGTGCGCTGGGCACCGACCCTCTTATGGCCAACACTTTCTAAAGTCGTGTTGGGCTGCTCAGGCAACCTCGATCTCGACCTCTTTGCCAACCTGCCGCTTTTTGAGCAGCCCGTTGGCGCAGAGTTCCTTGACGCGGCGGGATGCGGTGGCGTCCGAGCCATAGCCAAGGTGCTCAACCATGAGGCCAGCGAGCTGACCGTTGTTGAGCTTGCCGGCATCGCGCACCAGCGCCACAACCGACTCCTCGAGGGTGGGAAGAGCCACCGCAGTTGGCGTCACGTTCTTCATCGGCCGTGCCACAGCAGCCGTTGCCGGCTGAGCGGTTGCGACCCGCACCGGCGTCATCAGCGAAAAGCCGAAAGACACCAGAAACGAGCCGCCAAGCAGGAAGATCACCGGGAACACCGGCTTATAGCGTGACCACAGCGCCGGGGTGACGCCAAGACCACTGAACATGCCGGCGGCGATGACGGCACCGGAGTCCTCGACCACATCGGCACCAAGCGAAGCGCGCTGAGTGCGGGCTTCATCGAGTGCAGACTGCGCTGCCGTTGCCTGCCGCCAGTGATTGCGGCAGCTTGGCCAACCGGCATCGGTGAGCTTGGCGGGGTCTTTGCCGCCGCACTCCTTGTCGATGCCGGCCTTGGCAGTGGCGAGGCGATCCTCCCAACGGGTGATTGCTTCGCTTGCCGCGGCCAACGCAGCGTTGTGGCTGCGCTTTTCGTGCTTGATCGCATCGTTATTGGTGGCCACGCGATCGAGCGAGGTGGCGAGATCGAAGACCACGCCACCAATGGCCGGCACAATCAGGCAGAGAGCCATGACGATGCGCCAGCGGCGCAGCGCCATGTGCCCGGCCGCCATCAGCACCGGGGTGAAAAGCGCCACGGCCAAGGGCACGGCCGTGACAGAGTTGAGATCCGTGAAAAACTGGCCGAACTCACCGATGGTGATGTTTTTGCCAGCCAGCATTTCAAGGTTGTTCCAAGTCGAAACCGCCACGATACCAAAGCCGGAGGCGATGATTGCGAGAGCGGCCAGTGCTGTGCTAAGTGTCTTCATGGTTGAGATCCTTGATATGGGTTCAGACCGTGAGGCACCCGCCTGGTGCGCAAACACCAGGGCACCGGGTGCCTTTTCGTTTGGTGGCACAGCGCCACCGATAGCTGCCCGCGCTGGGCAGCTGCCGCTGACGCCGTGAGCGCGCCGGTTGCTGGTGGGCATCCGAAGTCGCTGGGCATGTGAGCTTGAAGTGAGCGTTCAGGCAGCGGGCCAGGACAAAGCTTTCGCATCGGCCGGGCTTTCGCCTTCCGCTTCACTCGGGCATCCAATTGTCCCTTACTTTCTCGCTTCGCTTGGGGCCGGTTGGTTCCGGGCCTCACCTCTTCGGCGCTTGTGCCTAGCTTGCGGCTTCAGGGGATGGCTTGCCGTCTCATTCTGCTTACCAATATAGGGCTAAAATAGTCCTAAGTCAATAAGCCAGAGAGGGCCAGACAAGGAAAAAACAGGTCCAATAAGAGAACATCACAAGAAAACCGATCACAATCGCGTGATATTCGCGTGATCGAGCGTTATTTCCGCATTTTTACGGCCAAAAAAGCTATGCGTTTTGGCCTCTTTGCCGATTTGCGCAAATTCGCAAGTTTCCAATGATACGGGCCTTTGCGGCTGTTCCACGTGGAGCAACAGCGGTGCGAGTCGCAGAAAATTGAAAATCAGGCCGTGTCCGTATGGAGACGATCCGAAGCCGCGTGATCGGATGGCGGACTAACCCCACATCATGCCTGCTTGCGGCGGACACAATTCGTTCTGTGATAAACGAACATCAGTTTTGAGGTGTGCGAAAGCAGGAAGGAGACACTCGCGCTGCGCTCATACCCGGTTTTGGCCCGCGCATGGAGCATGGCTCAGAGGGCGATGAGGCCACGCTCGAGCATGGTGCGTTCTATCGCATCGGCAAGCCGCATGCGTTCTGCCGGTGGAATGTCGGGGCGTGTGTTAGTGATGCCGGCCATGATCGCTGCATAGACCTTGCCGGCCGCGGCGCTGCGGTCCAGCTCGCTGACGGCTTCGTTGACAACGGTCTCGAGGCGCTCGCTTTCTGCAACCCATGCCTCATGCCACACATCGTAGTGTGGGGTGCCTTTGCGGTATGGGTTGGCTAATCGTGAGCGGTTATCTCGCGCCGCACGCTCACCGCCGGTTTTGGCAATCTTGCGGTTAGGCTCAGAAATCCTGTCCATCACGCCGCCTCATAGGGTTCAACGCCGGCCTTGATTGCCGCCATGGCGAGCAGCGTGCGTTGGTCCGGTTCGCTACCTGCTGCCGGGTTCGTTGAGCGCCCGGCCTTGAGATCCTTGACCCGCGAGAGCGAAAGGCCAAGCGCGTTCGCGGCCTGGTCGTTCGTGAAGCCCATCTCCGCCATCCACTTGGCGAACGTGGTCTGAGTGTGGGTGGTTGGTCTGCCTTGCTGTTTCATGCAAAGATATTGGGGCTATATTCGGCCTATTGTCAAGCTGTTCCTATTCAGCCGGCCTGACGATCGCGATGCCAAACTCGCTCGAAGAGCCAAAAAACTTCAGTGCGAATGAGCAGGCTTCGTCATGTGATTTAAGCTGCGTTCTGGTGAAAAAAGCCCTGCCCCCACGTTGATAGTCCGGCTGGGCTCGAAGCATTTCATCTGGCTCTATCAGCGCTTTTATGTTCTTACACCATTTCGCTGCCGTTAGAGCAAAGCCGGCATCGAAGCACGCGCGACCAGTTTGACCAGCCACGCAGTCGGCGCTGGCAGCACTCGCATGCATAGACGTTGCGACGATGATGATCGCCGCCCGAATTGCAGTTGGTTTCTGATGCCGCATGGTGTTTCTCGCCAGCGATTGGTGGGACTAAGTCGAGTATGCTGATGGTGACGTTGGGTTGCAAGTGATCTGAATTAGTGTGACTTCGCACATCGTTAAAAGAAAGTGTTGACACTTAACGCGATTTGCGGATATGAAACATATAACGTCGCAGAACGACCGCCCGGCAGCCAATTGGCCCGCCGGGTTTTTTGTTTTCAAGGCCCGATAATGAAACCCAAACATGCAGATTGATGAGCGCTTTTCAGTTGGTGAGCGCATCGCTCTCAACCGCATGAGCAATGACTGGTGCTGCCGGCGGTGCGGCTGGGCTGACGCGCTGGCAAAGTTTGTCTATTGGCTGCAGGACCGCGCCGGCCTGACAATCAAGCACTGCAAGTGCGAGAGCTGCGACGCCACCTTTCGCATCATCGAGGTAAATGACTGATGGCAGTGGTGCGCATCTATTGGCAAGGTGATGGCGTTCCGATGATGGCGCAGGCCATGAAAGCCTTGGGCGAAGACCGCGGCCACCGGGCCGCCGCCCGCGCGGTAAACCACACCGGCAAAAAACTGTTCACCCAAGTTAAGCGGACGCTGGCGAAGCAGGTTGGCCTCACTGTGGGAAAGCTGGTGCAGCTGGGCAACCTGAAGAAGCGGGCCACCTATGGCACTGAGCCGAGCTTTACGATACGCTCGTACGGTCGACCACTATCGCTGCACCACTTCGGTGCACGTGAGACAGCTAAGGGTGTCAAGGCCAAGCCCTACGGCAAGAGCACGCTGTTCAAGTCCGCTTTCTTCGTGCCTCGCTGGAACAATGAGGTATATTGGCGCGTCGCCAAGGCCCGCTTCCCTGTTGAGCGTGTGGCTGGCCCGCACATCCCGCGCGAGATGGTGCGCTATCAGACGCAGCAGCTGTTCCAGACGTTCGTCTCGAGAGAGTTGCCCAAGCGCCTGGCCCATGAGATCAAGGTGGCCACCAAGGGCGTGGTCAGCTGACACCTCGAGGCCCTCACCGAATTTAGGGACCGTACCACCAGACCAACGCATGCGGTGCCTTGGAGCCCTGAAACTCGCCTATTTTTTGTTTCAAAAAACCTGGATTTCGGTTTCGCAATGGCAGCCCCAAAGACACTGACGGCGGTCGAGCTGGGCAGCGTCATAGGTGTGAGCGCCCGCCGCGTGCAACAGCTTGCGGCACAAGGGATTTTCGCGAAGGACGGCCGCAGCAAATATCCGCTCGCGGCGAGTGTGAAAAGCTACATCGATTGGAAGCTGAAAAGCGAAATCGAGCGGCGCGACGACGCGACCACCGCTGACGAGGCGGTAAAAATCGAGCGGGCGCGCAAACTCCGGCTTGAAAATGAGCAGACAGAGAGGGGGCTGGTGCCGATGGCTTCAGCGGTGGCGGCCGTTGATGCGATCGTTGGGCCGCTTCGATCCGATCTAGCGGGGGTGCCGGCTCGCGTTACTGATGACGTTGGGGAACGGCGCGCGATTGAGGATGCAATCAACAAAGTTCTCAGCGGCATCTCAGACCGCCTCCGAGAAGCTGGCGAGGCTTTACGAAAGGGCCGCGACCCTTTGCAGACCGGCGACGAGGACGACGCCTGACGACTGGTCGTTCGCCAATCGTGTTTACCCACCAAGCATGGACCGGCCTGGTGAGCGTGACCCTGCGCTCACGCCCTATGTCATCGAGTTCGAGCGCTCCTTCGATCTGGCCGACTATGAAACATCGTGCCTGGTGTGCGGCTCGCAGATGGGCAAGTCCGAGGCCGTGCTCGATGTGATCGGCCACCGCTTCGACCAGCGGCCAACACCGACGCTCTATGTGGGGCCGTCGCAAGATTTCATCGTCGATGAGATCGAGCCGCGCGTCATGGACATGATCGACCAGGCGAAAGCTCTGAGCGAGAAGCTAACGAGGGGGAAGAAAAACAAGCGCTTTCGCAAGATGATCGGCGGGGTGCCTCTCAAGTTTGCGTGGGCAGGTTCAGCAACGCAGCTATCCGGCACGACGGCCGGCCTGGTGATCGTTGACGAATACGATCGCATGATGGCTGACGTGAAGGGCGAGGGCGATCCGCTCGAGCTCACCAAGGCCCGTGGCTTCACCTTTCGGGATCGCAAGTATGGCGTCACATCGACACCAAAAAAGGGCATCGTCGATGTGGTCAAATGCGACGTCTCTGGCCTGGAGTTCTGGAAGCGCATGGACGCCGATGACATTGAAAGCCCGATTTGGCAGCTCTTCCAAACAGGCACAATGTATCACTATTCGTGGCCCTGCCTCGAGTGCGGCGACTACTGGATACCACGCTTCAAGACGCTCAACGTCAACTTTGCCTCGCCGGCCGAGGCCAAGGCCCACGCCCATTGCACCTGCCCGCACTGCGGCGGCATAGCTGAAGAGCGGCACAAGGCGGCAATGAATGCCCGCGGCGTCTATGTGGCGCCAGGCCAGACGGTCGATCCTGACGGCACGGTGCACGGTGACCCGCCGCGCTCGAGCACGATCTCATTCTGGGTGAGCGGGTTGTGCTCACCGTTCGTGACGTTCGGTGAGCGCGCTTCAGCCTATCTCGAGGCCAAGGCCTCAGGCGACTCCGAGAAACAGCAGACGGTTATCAATACCGGGTTCGGTGAGCTATGGGCGCCGGCTGGCGGTGACGCGCCGGAAGAAGCTGAAATTGCCCGCCTCCGGCAGCCTTATCAGCTGGGCGATCTGCCGGCCGGCACGGTGCACCTCACCGCCGGGGTCGACGTGCAGAAAGACCGGCTGATTTATTGCATTCGCGCCTGGGGGCCGCGCGCGACGTCATGGCTGATCGCTCGCGGCGAGCTGCAGGGGCCAACGCATGAGGAGGAGGTTTGGGAAGACCTGGCCGACCTCCTCGAGACGCCGATCCATGGCCACAATATTCGCCGTTGTTTGATCGACTCCGGCTTCAGGCCTGGCAAGCCGTACCAGGTGCCAGTCAATCGCGTCTATGAGTTCTGCCGCCGGCACGCGCGCGTGTGCTCGCCCACCAAGGGCCGCGCCACGCAGAGCACGCCGCTACGGCGATCGAAGATTGAGGTGACGACCAAAGGTGCGCTCAAGAAATATTCTCTAGAGCTGCTGCTGGTCGACACCGATTGGGCCAAGAGCAGCGTGCATGAGCGCATCAGATACCCGGTGGAAGCCTTGGGGGCCTGGCTGCTGCCGGAGAATATCGATGAAGGTTACTTCGCGCAGATCATCTCCGAGTCGCGCGTCAAGAAACCCAGCGGCAAGGTGCAATGGGTGGCCAGATCGAAAGAAAACCATTTCCTCGATTGCGAGGCGCTGAATTGGGCGGCCGGCTATCTCCTGAACGCGCAGCGCATCAAGGAGGGCCGCGGGCTCAAGGAGGCGATCACCGGCGATGATGAGCATGATCTGCCGGTTTCCGATGATGTGGTTGAGGTGACCGTCACCCAACCGCCACCAAGCGTGAAGCAACCTGAAAAGCGCCGCCGCAACTGGCGCGAGGTTGCCAACCAACTCAATCGATAGGTGAGCCAAATGGCGACATCCGTTCCCGTCATCGATGGTGCCTTTGCTGGCAGGACTCCGAATAGCGCCAACGTGCGCCGGGTGGCCGCTGCAGCAACAGGCGCCGGCTCGCGTATCGCCAACGCGATGCGCGGGATGGTGGCGCGTGCATGGGGTGGTGGCGGCAAGGCCGTCACCACCACCAGGCCGCGCAACCAATACATGCGTGACGGCAGCGCCGGCTATCTCTCGAGCTGGAATCCCGCATTGCGTGACATGCCCGATGAAGTGCGGGCTGTCTGGACGCGGGCTGCCGCTCGCAGCATCGACGCGCTGCACAATTCCGGGTGGCTCTCCGGCGGCATCGACCAGGCGTCAGCCGACACGATCGGCAACGGCCTGCGCCTCAACGCTACGCCTGACATCGATGTGCTGGGATGGACCGATGAATACCGCGCCGAATGGTCAAGCCGCGTCGAGCGCCGGTTTCGAGCCTGGGGCAATGATCCGCTCGAGTGCGATGCGCGCGGCCGCCGCACCATTGCAGAGCTGACCGACGCTGCCATCCGCCAGCACTTTGCGTTTGGCGAGGCCACGGCATTGCTGCCGCAGATCATTCGCAGCGTCTCGCGCACGAAAACCAAGGTGCTGATGGTCTCGCCGCACCGGCTATCGCAGGAAACCAACGAGCAGGCGCGCCTGGCTCAAGGTGTGTTTATCGATGGCAACGGTCTGCCGATTTCCTACCGCTTCAGGCGCCGCATCAACGGCATGGAACTTGATCTCGACATCATGGCAAGGTCTGCTGACGGCCGGCCGCAAGTCATCCACGTTTTTGACGGTACGCCCGACCAGGTGCGCGGGATCTCGCCGCTCGCACCAATCCTCAAGGTCGTCCGCCAGCACGACCAGCTAACCGACGCAACGCTGACATCGGCGCTCATCCAGACGATCGTCACGGCGACAGTGACCAGCCCTGAGCTATCGGATGAGGTGTTCGAGGGCCTGGCTGACAGCAAAGAGGGCGAGCTGCCTGAAGAGATCGAGGGCTATCTATCGGCCAAGGCCGACTGGTGGTCGGGCCGATCGCTTGACCTCGGCATTCACGGCAAGGTTGCACACCTGTTTCCGGGCGAAAAATACGACATCAAATCGCCGGCCACGCCCGGTGACAATTATCTGCCGTTCGTTCGCAACTTGTTGCGCGAAATCGCCCGCTGCATCGGCGTCACTTACGAAAGCCTGACGGGTGACTATGAGGGGGCGACCTATTCGAGCGTGCGCATGGCAACGGCCGCCATCTGGGCCATCACCATGCGCCGCCGGCAGCGGATTGCGGTGCCGTTCCTCAACCCGATCTATCGCACCTGGCTCGATGAAGAGATCCGCAGCGGCGCCATCGAGTTTCCCGGCGGCTATGAGGCCTTCAAGCGCAACCGTGTTGCCGCAACGCAATGCGAGTGGCAAGGCCCGGCCAAGCCAACCGCTGACGATCTGAAAACGGCAAAGGCCTCAACCGAGCGCCTATCGAGCTGCGTGACGTCGCTGACGCATGAGTGCGCCGAGATCGGTCTCGACATCGAAACCGTGATGCGCGATCGCGCCCGCGAGAAGCACCTTGCCGAAAAACTCGGCCTTGGCGACCCGCATGCCGCCCGGCAGCCGACCGGCGCCTTCGCCGATAACCCGGATGGCACGTTGAAAGAGGCTGCGTGATGGATTGGGACAACCTCGATTTCACCGACCCGTGTGCGCTGATCGGCCAGCTGAAGCCGGTGTTGTTCAAGTTGAGCGCAGGTGCGGCAGAGGAAGAGATTGAAGGTTCTGACGGCCGCCGCGTCAAGTTCCACCGTGGCTCGATCCCGCAGCTGCGGACTTTGATTTCCGAGCTTGAGCGCGAGTGCAAGCAAAAAACCAGCGGCCGCCGGCGCTATGCGCTGCGTGGCCGTTTTAGCTAACAGCTGAGGGCTGCAAGATGAATGTTTTGGTTGACGGGGAAATCGTGTTGCACGGCACGGTTGGCGATGACTTCTGGGGCGAGGGCTTCACGCCGCGCGACGTCCTCAATGCGCTTGTTGAGCTTGGCCGTGACAGCGACGTCACCGTGCGCATCAACAGCGGCGGTGGCATCGCCCTTGACGGCGTTGCGATTTACAACACGCTTGCCGCCCACGGCGGCAACGTCACGGTCGTGATCGAGGGCATTGCCGCTTCAGCCGCTTCGATCATCGCCATGGGTGGCGACACCATCATCATGCGCACCGGCACGCTGATGATGATCCATGACCCGTCCTCGATCACGTGGGGCACCGCGGCGGACCACGACAAGAGCAGCGAGGTGCTCGACAAGCTGGGCGACCAGCTCGCCAGCATCTATGCCGCCCGCACCGGAGCCGAAATCTCCGAAATGCGCGATGCGATGAAGGATGAAACCTGGCTGACGCCCGATGAGGCGCGCGATGGCGGGTTTGCCGATCAAGTCGAGAGTGAAGCGGCCGCCGAGGCCACCGCGTTCGATTACCGTCTCTATGAGCACGCCCCTGAGAACCTGGTGGCGCTGGCGGCCGCCAATTCGTGGGGCTCGAAGCGTCGTAAACCGCCGGCCAAGCCATCTGCCAGCAAGCCAACCGCCCACAAGGCAAAGGCCACGGCCAAAGCCAGTGACCAACCCAAAGCAGCAAGGAGTCAAATGACCATGACCAAGAAAGAAACCGAAGCACCCGCCACCGCAGACGCCGGCGAGGCGCGCTCTGAAGAGCGCAAGCGCATCGGCGCCATCATGAACAGCGAGCAGGCCAAGGGTCGCACGGGCCTGGCTGAATATTTCGCCTACGAAACCGAGATGACGGCTGAAGACGCCATCAAGGCCCTCGCGCGCGCACCCGCTGAAGACAAGGCACCTGCGCCGGTGAAGGAAGAGCCAACGGCAAAGGCCGAAGCGCCATCCATCCTTGGCCTCGAATTGGGCAGTGCGCCCGCGCCGGCATCGGCAAAGGCCACCATCAACACCTCTGCAATCTACGCCAGCCGGCGCAAGCAGTCGGCGGCCTGATCGTCCGAACCGCAACAGAGAGCCCCACCAAACAACTAGATTGAATTGAAAGGAGGCCGCAGATGGCCGCGAAAACTGAAAAGAAACGGACTGGTGAATACATCTTGAGCGAGGCCGCCGGCAATCGCTCGCGTGACCAAGCCAAGGTTGTCAGCGGCGCCGGCGTGGTCGAGGCCTGCACCATCCTCGGCAAGATCACCGCCAGCGGCAAGTATGCACCGCACGACCCGGCCGCCGTCGATGGTTCTCAGACGGCCGTTGCGGTTCTCTACGCCACCGTCGACGCAACGGCCGCAGACGCTCTTTGCGTCATTCACTCCCGTGACTGCGAAGTCAAGGTTGGCGAGTTGATCTATAACGCCGCCACCGACACCGACCCGGAAAAAGACGCCGTGCACGCCTCCCTGGCCGCCAACGGCATCATCGTCCGCTAACCCAACCTCAACTGAAAGAGAGAGCAGATCGCACTGGGCGGGCCAAGAGTGGCCGCCCGGCGCTTCCCCCTGCGCGCCAACATAGGAGCCACTCCCCATGCCCACGCTTGACATCTTCAACGACGATGCGTTTTCGCTGTCGTCCCTGACTGCTCGCGTCAATACTGAAATCGGCTATGTGCCGGGCCAGATTGGCAGCTCCGGCCTGTTCGAAGAGGACGGCGTCTCGACCCTCAGCGTGATGGTCGAAGAGCGCGGCGGCAACCTCAGCCTGATCGAGCCCACCGAGCGCGGCGGGCCTGGTGAGACGATCAAGAACGACAAGGACAAGCTGCGCTCGTTCGTCATCCCGCACATCCAGCGCGACGACGCGGTGATGGCCGATGAAGTGCAGGGCCGGCGCCGCTTCGGCACCGAAAGCGACGTCGAGACGGTGCAGAACCTGGTCGACCGCAAGGTCGCCCGCCACTATCGCGCCATCGACATGACCGTCGAGCACTTCCGCATCGGTGCCCTCAAGGGCGTGATCCTCACAAAATCCGGCCGCACGCTTTACAACCTCTATACCGAGTTCGAGATTGCGGCGCCCGCCGACGTCAACTTCGCACTCGATGTCGACGCCACCAAGGTGCGCAGCAAGTGCTTCGACCTGGTGCGCTCGATCGAGGATGAACTGGATGAGCCCTATGACCACATCCACGCTTTCGTCGGCGACGATTTCTGGAAAGCGCTGATCGAGCACCCCAAGGTGCGTGAAACATTCCTCAACACGCAACAGGCCGCAGAGCTTCGCGGCTCGATGGTTGTCGACAAGTTCGAGTTCGGCGGCATCGTTTGGGAACGCTACCGCACCGGCAAGAAAGGCACCGCCGCCAATGGTGGCGCAGGCTTCATTGCCGCCGGTGAAGCCCGCTTCGCGCCGGTTGGCGTATCCGAGCTGTTCATCACGCGGTTTGCCCCGGCAGACTACGAGGAAACCGTGAACACGGACGGCCTGCCGCGCTACGCGATGCAGTATGCCATGCCCAACAACAAGGGCCGGCACCTCGAGATGCAGAGCAACCCTCTGTGCCTCTGCACACGCCCTTCAGTGCTGCGCAAAGGCGTTGCTGCATGAGTGATGCTTGGGCATCACGCCTCGCCCGACTGGACGGGGCCGTTGACAATCAATTCGCTGAGCGGCTGCGCGTGCTTCCACATGCGCCGGCCGCCGGCGAATACTCCGCGGCCGGCGCCGACCCTGACCGGCCTGAATTCGAGGTTTCGGGGCGCCTGCACTTGGGCGGTCGCAGCGAGGGCGACCTTGGCGGCGATGGCACCCGCATGTGGGCAACAAAGCTGCTGTTCGGCCAGGCGATGGCGGAGATCACCAAAAGCCGGCTGCCGGCCGGGTTCGCGTTTCGCAAGGATGACCGGATCGAGGCCCTCGATCGCGGCGAGCTCTATGTTGTTGAGACGGCCGATCCCTATGAAGAGGGCCTGATTGTGCTCAAACTCTCGAGGGCGACATGAGCCTGGCCCGCCTGGCGCTGCGCCTCTCAACTGTGAAAGCGCTGATCAATCGGACATTGGCCGAGGACCGAGTGCGCGACTCCGAGATCGGGCCGCTCGATGAGGGCGAACGCGAAGAGCCGGCACCGATCATCTCGGTTTATACCGACGCGGCCACGCTTGAAGTGGCCCGCCGGGATCTGCTCAGCCAGCGTGGCGTGCATCAGCTGGTGATCGAGACGGCCATCACAACCAGAATGAAGAACAAGGCCGGCTGGCAGATCCCGTTGACCGACGCCGGCATGGAGATGAGCCTCGAAGTCATCAACCGCCAGATCACCATTGCGCTGATGGACCCGGCCAGCGAGTGGGCAGAAATCTGGCGCCGGTTTGCCTTCATCAACGGCGAGACGAAACTTGAAACCGGCGCTTCGGCCAAATCCGGTGTGCGCTATGCCGGCCACCGCTTCATGGTGCCGGTTGAGCTGGTCAAAGACCCGGTGCCCGGCGAACCGCTCAGCGAGCTGTGGGAAACTTTCTTTGCAAAAGCCGAGACCGAGGCCGACCTGGCGCCAACCGTGCAGATGATGCGCGACCTGGCCGCCGGCAGCCAGAACTTCAACGCCTGGCAGGGGCTGCGCGCCGCCTATGGCATCACCAGCCTCGAGGCCAAGGCGCTGCAGATCGAACCGGCAACCGCAAACGAGGCCGCGCCGCCAATCTCGGAGATCGGTCTAGATGAGGCGGCCGCCGGCAATGGCAACGATGTTGACGAGGTGCAGCTGTGAGCATTCCAGCGCTGCTCGAGGACCAGGTTGCCGAGCTGTTCTATCGGCTGGCAGAGCTCGAACGCCGTGGCCAGAACGCCAAGCGCACCGGCAAGGTGGTGGAGGCCGACTATGAAAAGGGCCTCTATCGTATCGAGCTGAAGAAAGAAGGCTCCACCGGCGAGCCGTACCTTTCGCCATGGCTGAAGATGAAGGAATTGGGCGCCGGCAAGATCAAGGTCTATTGCCCGCTGAGTATCGGCGAGCAGGTCAGCATCAAATCCGAGAGCGGTGATCTCGCCGACGCCGAGATCGAGGGCAGCCTCAACTGGAAAGATGAGCCGCGGCCGCACAACAAGGGCGGCGAGTTCGTGCTGCAGATTGATCAAACCAGGCTGCTGGTGACGGATGGTCTGTTCCGCGTCGAGGCCGGCAAGGTTGAATTTGAAAAGTCCGGTGCCGGCGGTGGCCGGCCTGGCGTTGCGATGGCTTAGCGATGCAGATCCCGGCAGACCTACTGGCGCAGCTCAAGGCGGACCTGGCGTTGCCGGCGGCCGGCTGGCAATGCGTTTCAGCCGATGAGACGTTGCACGAAACATCAGAGCCAAGCCCGGTCGAAGGTGCGCCGCCAATAACCACGGTTGAGCGCCACGTCACGGTGACGCTGGAGAGCCCGGTGCGCGGCCTGGCCGTGATCTTCATGCTCGATGGCCTCGACGGCCAGGTGCCTGACAGCGGCAAGCTCTATTATCGCGGCAACAGCTTCAGCTTCGATGACGCTGGCCTGCTCGCCGCGATCGACAGCAAGGTGCCGGCCGTCAATGCGCTCTATGCCGGCGAGCTCACCGCCAAACTCAGCGAGCCACTGTGATGCACGGCGCGGCGCGACGATCGAATGACACCGCGGCCGGTGCGCAGATCGGGCTCAACCAGAATTTTGTGAGCGTTGAGGGTGTGCATTGGATGGTGCTTGGCGACGTCAACGCCGCGCACGGCTTTCCGCCGCACATCCCCGGCCCTGATGCGATGGCTCAAGGCTCAAGTTTTGTTTCGATTAGCGGCATTCCGGTGTGCCGTGAGGGTCACTGCGCCGGCTGCGGGCACCCGACCAGCGGCTCATCGGTCGTGTTCACGTCTGACTGACAACAACGAAAGGCAACTCCCATGGCTGAGATGAAAACCACCTACTTCAAGAACGGCGACGGCTTCATCATGAATGATTATTTCAAGGATGGGCAGCCGGTGGTGCTGTTCGACAAGCAGGCAAAGTACATGCTGCCGCCGCTCGGCACGGAACTGCGCCGCGAGGAAAAGGCGCCCGCCAAGAAAGCACCGGCACCGGCGCCTGTTCCGGCAAAAAAGAAACCTGAAGTCGACGCCAGCTAAGCGGGGCAGCAATGGGCAGCGTTGGAATTGATCGCCGCACCGGCAGGGTTCTGAGAGATTGGGAACACATCCAGCAATCGATCGAGGACATTGTCACCACGACGATCAACACCCGCGTCATGCGCCGGCGCTACGGCTCGAACGCGCCCAAGATCATCGACGCCAACATGAACGACCAGGCCTTGCTGGCGTTCTACGTGACGATTGCAACCGCTCTCACGCTGTGGGAGCCACGCTTCGAACTCACCGACGTCGGTTTCGAGGCCTTGTCGCCAGACGGCCAGGTGCAGCTGCGCCTGGCCGGCGATGAGCTGCCTGACGGCCACAAGGGCGATCGCAACACGCGCATTGCGCGCAGCTGGGGGCTAACGCTTTGACCTCATCACGCTTCAGCACGATCAACTTGGCTCAATCGCCAACGCCAGAAGTGGTCGAGGCCATCGATTTCGAAGCCTATCTCAAGGACTTCATGGCAGATTTCAAGGCCCGCGCCGATGCGGCCGGCTTTGACTACGACCTCGATTGGGTGGCCGGCCAGACCGACTTTCTCGAAAGCGACCCGATCGTCAAGGTGCTCGAGGTGGCCGCCTATCGCGAGATGATTTTGCGCCAGCGCGTCAACGATGCCGCCCGCCAGGTGATGCTGCCGTTTGCTGGCGGCTTCAACCTCGAAAACCTTGGGGCCTATTTCCGCGTCAAACGCATGAGCTCAACCTCGATCGTGAACAACAAAGAGGTCGTGACTTGGGAGTCCGATGAGCGCTACCGGCACCGCGTCTGGCTGGCTCCTGAGGCCTATTCATGCGCCGGCAGCGAGGGCGCCTATGAGTTCTTCGCCATGGGTGCGGATCTATCCATCAAGTCGGTGAAGGTCTACACGCCAAACCAGGGCGACGGCAACGTGCACGTGCTGCCGCTCGTTGACAGCGGCGATGGCACGCCATCGGCTGGGATCATCACCAAGGTGCGCGAGGCCTTGTTGCCAAAGGAGCGACGGCCGCTGACCGACATCGTGACGGTGCGCGCCGCCGCCATCGTGCCCTATTCGATCGACGTGAGGCTGCAGGTGCCGGTCGGCCCCGATACCGGACTGATCGCCGCCGAGGCCGCCAGGAAGCTGCAGAAGTACGCCGACAACCGCCACAAGGTCGGTGTGCCGGTCTATCTCTCAGGCATCACGGCGGCCGGTTCGATCGATGCGGTCGAGAACGTCATCAAGAATGCGCCCACGGCCGATGTGGTGCCGCAAGAGGATGAGGCGGCCTATTGCACCTCGGTCAACGTGGCCATCGAGGTGCTCACGTGACCGATCTGACGCCGCTGTTGCTCTACCGCGACCACTTGCTGCCCGATAACGCCACGCCTTTCGAGGTTGCGCTATCGGCGGCCATGAAACGGCTGATTGATGTGCCGGTTCCGCTTGAGGTGTTGTGGAATGCCGAGCTGTGCCCGGAGGACTTGCTGCCGATCCTCGCCTGGTCCATGTCCATCGAGTTCTGGCGCCAGGACTGGCCAATCGAGCGCAAGCGCTATGTGTGCCGGCAAAGCCTTTATTGGCACCAGATCAAGGGCACCGAGGCCGGAATTTCCGCCTATCTCAACCTCGCAGATGCGCGGCTGATCAAGGCAATCGTGCCGCCGCAATCGCCCTATTGGGGTAAATCCGAGACGCCGGCCGAGCGCCAGGCCTATCTTGACCAGTTCTCGCAGCTGCGGCTCTACCCTTTCCGCGATGTCAAGCCGGCCTATGGCGATGAGGACTTCTATTGGGGTCACAACTATTTTGACACCGACTATCTGGAGCCAGATGACGCCGCCGCCTTCATCGGCGTCAACGCCTACTTGTGGGACCAGGGCGGCAGCCCTCAGGCCTCTGGCGAAGAGACCAAGCTGCGCTGGTTCGAGACGGTGGAAACCGTCAGCGCGCTCGAGGTGGTCACCCGCGAGCAGGTGGAGTTGCCCGGCGAGGCCGGCCCCGACTGCTTCTATTGGGGCAGTGGCTATTTCGGCACCGATCACCTGACCGCAGAAGACCTCGAGCCGCGCGCCGCCGCTCTGGTCTCTTTCGATCGCCGCGAAAGCGCCGTTGCCACTTCCGTTGACGGCTTCGTGCGCACAATCACGCCGTCGCTGACGCCTGTTGACTGGACGCCCGACTACGTTGCCGAGCCCGGCATCGCCAGCATCGATGACTTCTATGTCGACGGCGACTATTGGGGCGACGGCTATTGGCTGCCGGATGACGCCAACCTGCGGCTCTACAAGCGCTTTTATCTGTTCGATGAGGCCCGCGTTTCTTCGCAGAGCGAGGGCGCCGATGGCTTCTATTGGGGGCGCTTCCGCTGGGGCATGCCGCCATACCATGCCGAGCTCATCACCGACATCACACTGACCGCGCCGGCGTCAGATTTCTACTACGGCGAGGACTTCATCGATCACGCCTATCTGACCGACGACGCCCGCATGCTCGAGCGTGTCGAGGACGCCTGCCGCGCGGTGTTGGCGTCAAAAAGCAAACGCGACAAAATTCTGATCGACACCGAAACAGTGCGGCCGGCGACGTGGGAAGACGGCATCCCGCTTGATGGCTCTGCCACCTGGAATGGCACGCTTGTGAGCAACCTTTGAAACGAGGCTAGGAAGAGAACATGGAAAAGCGCATCCGGCTTGAAGACAACATGAAGGGCGACGCGCAGGATATCGTCGACCTGCAGGACTTCGCCCAGAAGCGTGACGATCACATCGTCAACGACGGCATCGAGCCCGGCACCAAGTATTGGGGTTTCGGCATCACCAAGACATCTGTCACCGCGATCGAAGTGGCGCCCGGCCGTCTCTACGTCTCTGGCCCGGCCTATGCGCGCGAGGAGACGGTGCCAATCGATCTCTTCGCCCAGCTGCCGCTGGCCACCAAGCGCATCGTGGCGATTGTTTCGCACGGCGAAGAAAAAACCAACCGCGTCATCCAGCGCAGCTACATGAAGAACGCGCAGACGCGCGAGACCGAGCCCAAGAGCGTGCCGATCGAGCTCATCCGCTATGCCAATGTGCAGGCCATCGGCGGTGTTGAAAGCGCCACGCCGCAACCGCCGGCGCTTGACGCCAGCTATTGCGTGCTGGGTTACATCACGCTCGATGCGGCCGGCATTACCGAGTGGGGCAATTATGAGCCGAACCGGCTGAAAAGCGTTGCCGACAGCATCACCAGAGTGGTTGAGCTCGAAGGCTGGCGGCAGAAAGCCGGCACGCGCATCGATACGCTGGCAACCGACATGGCCGGCCTGGCTTCGACGGCCTCGCGGTCTGCTGACGACTCCATGCTTGAAAACGCGATTTTCGACATCGCCCGGCTGCGCGAGGCCATCGATCTGCCGGCGCTTTACAACAACTATGGCGCCGAGGCGTTCGCCCACTACGGTGATAGCGACACCGCCCGCAGCGGCTTTGACGCAGAGATCAGCGAGGGGCTGAGCTTCCCGGCCGCCGCCGAAGACGTGGCGCAGATCGCGCTTTTCAACCAGTTCGAGGCGGCCGTCAAAACGTTCGGCTCCGGCCTTGTCATTCCCGCGCACACCCACGAGGTGCGCGTGCAGTCGACCGGGTTCTCGAGTTCGGCCTCGCTGACCGAGTTCGGCGTGCAGAATTGGGCGCTGGTGCAGCGCCATCACACGCGCTTTCGCAAGCGCTTCGGCTCCAAGTACGTCACCTGGAAAGGCGCCACCAAGCTGCGCGTCCTGAAGCGCACGTCGGTTGGCCCGAACGGCGAGCCGCCAAATTCCAACTACCCGGTGGCGCCGCTGGTGTTCCGCAAGGAAAAGGCCGGTGAGCTGGAAACGGTGTTCCAGCAGCAGCGCAATATCAAGTGGCAGGGTGTGTGGAAGCGTGACGCCGCCGGCCGCTGGTATCGCCACGACGCCTGGACCGAGCCCTATTGGTCGTTCGTGCGCAGCGATGTGGCGGTGAGCGGTTCGCTGCGCGCGCAGACCTTCCTCAACTCGCAGGATGGCTATCTCACGCAGGTCGGCCTCTATTTCGTCACCAAGGCGCCAGGCGGCGACGTGCGCGTGCTGATCACCGACACCACCGAGCAGGGCACGCCCGATCTCGAGGGCATCCTGTCGGAGACAACGCTCGATTACGATGACATCAAGGTTGCCGCCAACGGCACCGCTGAGACCATCGTTTCATTCGACCCGGTGCTGCTGAAGAACGGCCGCCGCGTGGCGATCGTGCTGATTTCCGAGGGCGCGCATTGGGTGGCGCTGGCCGACCAGGCGAGCTTCAACGCCGGCACCTGGTTTGCGAGCGCCGATGGTGCATTCCTCAGCGGCAGCCAGACGCAGGATCTCAAGTTCAATGCCTATTTCGCCAAGTTCGACAAGACCTATCTGCAGGTGCCGCTGGCAGCTCTGAGCCTGCCCGGCGGCATCGCCAACATCGACCTGCTGGGCGAGGGCTATGAGCCGGAAGGCACCTCGATGGTGTTCGAGGTAAAGGCGGCCGGCGGCGATTGGGTGACGCTGGAAGCTTACAACACCGATGCGGTTGCCAAGCCGCTGCCAACGTTGCCGGCGCTCTTGGAGTTCCGCGCGGTGTTCTCTGGCACCACCGAGTTGATGCCGTTCATGAACCTGGCGACGACGCAACAGTACATCAGCAGGCCAAAGATCGCGTTCACCTGGATGAGCAGCGCCATCGCTCTCGATGCCTCCAGCGACACGTTCAAGATGAAGCTTGTGTTGTCGCAGTTCGATGATGTCGATCACGACTGCACCGTCTACATCGAGGATCAGGCCGCACCAGGCGTTTGGATTGCAGCCGACACGGTCCAGGACCGCGTGCTCGATGCCGAGCAGAGCGAGCGCACCTGCACGTGGGCGCTTGTCGGTGCAATCGATGACTTCGCCATCAAGATCGAGGGCGCGACCCTCGATGCCCTCGATATGTGGGCCGCCGAGGAGCTGAGCTGGGTGGCGTCATAGACCGCCAGCGGCTCTGATCGCTGACTTTGAATGACCGGGCCTGCGAGCATCCATCTCGCGGGCCTTTCTCATGAGGGAACGAAGACCATGACCAAAGCCACAACCAAGAAATCCGCCGCCGCCACGTTCGACGCCGAGTCGCTCTATGACGTGCGCGTTTCGGCGATCCATGACAGCGAGAAATTCAAGCAGCGTTTCTCGCCCGCCCACACCTACAAGGTGAAGGGCAAGGTTGCCGAGGAGATCCAGGCGGCCGGCAAGCTGAAGTCGCACGAGTTGCGCCGCAAGGCTGAGACGCTGAACCTAAAGGACGCCGATTGATCGCCGCCGAGGCGATCGGCTGAAACGGCAACCGGGGTGCTGGGATGACGACAGAATATTCAATCAAGCCTGATGAGCGCGCCGACCGCGGTTCGCTTGATAAGCGGTTCGACGACATCGCTTTGCGGCTGCGCGGCCTCGAGGCCGGCCGTGATGCAATCAAGCATCTCGAGGCCGATCTCATCAAGCTGGCCCTCGAGCGCATCAACCAGGTGCTTGGCCCGGCTTATGAAGAGATCGAGGGCAAGGCGCACCTTGGCGCCCTGCTCGCCAGCACGGCAGAAAAGGAAATAGCGCTGCCCTTCACCGGGCAGAATGATTTTCTCGTTGCCGAAGTGGACCGCAACACGTTCTCTCCGGCCGGCTTCCTGAGCTTCGTGAGCACGAGCTCGCCATCGGCCATCATGCTCGGCACCTTCGTCAGCTATGACCCCGACACCGGCGTGCTGGTGGCCACCATCACCAACTCGACCGATGGCCCTGCCGGACCGCACACCACATGGGCCGTGGCGATCGCGCAACCACCCGAGATTGGCTATTCCTACAGCCAGGCCGAAGTCGACGCACTGATCGCCGCTGCGATCGCTGGTGTAGTCAACGACGCCGGCGTTGACCTTGACACGCTGGGCGAGGCCGAGGACCGCATCATCGCGCTCGAAGAGGGCAAGGCCGCTCTCAGCAGCCCGGCCCTTGTGACGCCCGCCATTTGGCAGGCCGACAACACCGCGACGCTACAGGACGCCATCGAGTTTGTCCGCGGCACCGGCGCGGGCAAGCGGTTCAAGTTGAAAACGCTTGGCGATGCCGCCAACGGAATTGTCGGACTGGCGATCGTTGATGTGACGACCGGCGACAAATTGATGGAGATCGGCGCCGATGGCTACGTCAACGCGCTGGCCGGCTTCAAGGCGAACGGCCTCGCGATACCGCGCATCCTGAGTGTCGATCAAATCAATCCCACGTTTTCAGCGACCCGCACTGCGAGAAGCTGGGCTTATTACCGGATCTTTGGCACCATCCCGATACTCTCTGCAAGCGCCTCACTCGTAATTAATGCGGCCTGCGAAATGATTATGGGCGACTCCACCTCCAACATTGCTAGTGGCTCTACTGGCATCGCCTACTATAACGGCGCGACCGATGTTGCCCTGAAAAGCATCCTGTTGGGCCTCAACATCCAGAATGTCTCCAACAACATCAATTACAACCGCCATTGCTGGGCTGTTCAAGCAACGGCCGACGCAGCAATGGGGAATGGCGCCGATGCGTGGCAGCTCGCACTTGGAACTTTTTGCGCAACCTCTGGCATCGATGTGTCGTGGATAGACCCAAGCCTGACATGCTGGCAAATCGAAGCCGGCGACCTTGGCAACGGAGGGCTGTAAGCCATGCTTCACCACACCTATTCAAGAGCCGCGCGCACTGTGCTTGGGCGCTTCGACTTTGCGGTCGTTGATGCCGGTTTCGGGCCGCAAATCGTGTGGGATGCCGGCGCGTTCAGCCCTCCGATAATCGACCAAGCGATCCTCGATGCCATCGACGCGAAAGTCGTCGAGTTGAGCATGACCGAGGAGAAGCTGCGCGCGATCGCGGCGGTTTCCGCCCGCGCCGATGAGCTTGGACAGCTGATCGCCGGCGCCGCGCCGCGCTTCGAACAGCTGTCCTGGTCGGACAAACGAGAAGCGGCGGTCGTTGCGAAAGCCGTCTTCGATGTTTCCGGTACGCCGACGACGGCCGATGATCCGCGCATCCAGATGCTGCTCGCCGAATTGTCGGTGACGCAACCGGCCGGCCTTGACGCCGGCCTTGAAGACCTGGCGGACAAGGTGCTGGCCAACGTCGATCTTGCCAGCGCCGCCAACTACTGGAACGCGGTCGGCGTCATCGCCGGTCAAAGACGCGTCACGCACGCCGCCATTAAGGCGCTGTCCGATCCGGTCACCTTCGCCGACGATCTGGCGGCGATCCTGAGCGCCGCCGAGGCCAACGCGCAGGCGCTGCTGGCATCTTTGATGGGCTGATCCACCACCGAGTTAACGAGTTCGATCCTGCGCCCGCCTGGCACCCGCCCGGCGGGTTTTTTCGTAACCACACCACCCCAAGCTCAACACCGGCCTTGCCGGCCTGTTGGCATCAACAAGGAGGCACCTCATGGCCGACATTTCGTTCCACCACGGCACGCGGGTTTTCGAAAGCCCTGAGTTGCCCGTGCTCATCCGCACGGTGCAATCTGCTGTCGTTCTCATCTTCGGCACCGCGCCCGATGCCGACGCCGTGGCGTTCCCGCTCAACACGCCGGTGCTGATCAAGGGCACGCAGGACGCCGTAACCGCCAACAAGCTGGGCAGCGCCGGCACCATCAAGGACGCTCTCGACGGCGTCTTTGACCAGATCGGCACCTATACCTATGTCATCCGCGTGGAAGAGGGCGCAGACCTGCAGGAAACGCTGTCCAACCTGGTGGGCGACGTCACCGCGCTGACCGGCGTGCACGCTCTGCGCAAGATCGAGAGCAAGTTTGGCCGCAAACTCAAGGCCCGCCTGGTGGTGGTGCCTGGCTACACCTCTTCGCTGGCCACTGACGGCATCACGGCGGTGCAGATCACGGCGCCTGGTGCCGATCTCACCGACGAAACCTATATCACCGTTGCTGGCGACGGCACCGGCACTGAGCTGTTGCCGATCATCACCGCTGGCGTGCTGACGGCGGTTGCCATCCGCAAGCCCGGCTATGGCTTCACTGTCGCGCCAACGCTCACTGTTGTGGACCCTGGCGGCGGCACCGTGGCAACCCTCACCGCCACCATCGGCACGGTCGGCAACCCGGTTGTGCATGAGCTGGTTGGCATCCTCGAGGAACACCGCGCGGTGGCGTTCATCGATGGTCCGAACTCGACCGATGAAGCGGCCGTCATCTACGCGCAGAAGTACGGCTCGGATCGCATCTATGTGGTCGATCCCAAGGGCATGGTTTGGGACACCACGCTGGACGCCTATGTGCCGCAGCCTCTGTCTGCCCGCTTTGCCGGCGTGCAGGCCAAGGTCGACCGCACCATCGGCTTCGCGCATTCGGTTTCCAACAAGACCATCAACGGCATCGACGACGTTTCGCGGCCGATGACCTATGGCCTGCAGACCAACTACCTCAACGAGAACGGCGTCAACACCGTCATCAACCGCGATGGCTGGCGCACCTGGGGCAACCGCTCGACCACCGGCGTGACGCTGTGGAAGTTCTTGAACGTGCGCCGCAGCGCCGACTTCATCAACGAAGCGCTCGAGGAAGCCTATTTCGAGTTCGTCGACAAGCTGCCAACGCTCGCCAACCTGAAGTTCATGAAGGAGAGCGGCCAGTCGTTCCTCGATACCATGCAGGCCGAGGGCTACATCATCGGCGGCCGGGTCTGGTTCGACCCGGCAAAGAACGCTTCAACCGAGGCCGCGCAAGGCCGCTGGACGCTGTCGGTCGAGTTCGAACCGTATGCGCCGATGGAAGACGTTCGCATCATCACTCACCGCAATATCGCCTATTACGACCTACTCATCGATGCGATCGCCAACAACATCGCTGACGGCCCGCTCGCCATCCGCGAAGCCGCCTGACTTTGACTGGCCCCACACTTCCTAAAGTCGTGTGGGCGCCTAGCTACGTGAACACCTGAACGAAGCGGCTCCAACACCGGCTTTTGCTCGCCAACACGTGCTTGCGCGTGTTGGGCAGGCCGAGTGTTGGACTAACCACAAGGAGCCTGACATGGGCAAAATCCTCCGTTACGTGCTGCGCGACTGCGATCTCTTCGCAGATCGCGTCGACAAGATCGGCCAGATTGAAGAGATCACCATCCCGGTGCCTGAAGTCAAAGTCGAAGAGATCCGCAACGCCGGCATGATCATGCCGATCGACATCCACATGGGCTATGAGAAACCGGAGATGACGTTCAAGGGGCCGGTTTTCGACCCGCAACTCATCAAGCTTTTCGGCCTCAAGCCCGGCGTGCTGAAAGAGTACATGGCGACCGGTGCCTACGTCGACGAGGACGGCACCGTGCACTCGGCGGTGTGCTTCCTGCGCGGGTTCATGAAGAAAATCGATCCCGGCAGCTGGAAGCCCGGCGACAAGGGCGAGACCTCTCACGAGCTCTGTGTGCGCGAGTACAATCTCGAGATGGACGGCAACCCGCTCATCAAGGTGACGCCGTTCGACATCGAGATCGGCGGCGAGTCGCAGTATTCGGAAATCCGCCGCGCACTGCTGACGGCGTAAGCCGCCGGCTACGAAGTTAAATCGGGAGACTGACAAGGCGGCCAGCACCTGGCCGCCTCTTTTTTTGGGGTGGCTGACAATGACTGAAGCGAAGAAAAAGAGCACCGAGCGCGTGCTCGAGCGCAAGACGTTCAAGCTGCGCGGCACAATTCACCACGGCGACAAAAAGATCACCGAGGTGACGATCACCGAGCCGATCACCTATCAGGTTGTCAACGCACAGCGTGAGGCGGCAAAGCACAAGGACAAGCATGTGCTCACGGCGCTCATCGATCAGATTTCTGATCTGCCGCCTGGCACATCGGCGCGGCTGAAGTCTCGCGACATGGGCAAAATCAGCCGATGGGTCAAGGGCCTCAACCAGGCCGCCCTCGAGGCCGATGGCCTGGCGCGGCCGGCAGCTGAAGTTGCAGCTGATGACGACTTTGACGGCGATGACCCGTTTGCGATAGAGCCGGCTGACGCTGGCGTTGATGATCTCACCGACGACGAAATTGACGGCCTCGACAGCGAGCGCACTTTTCTGCTCATCAGCCCGCTCGATTATGACGGCGTCCGCTATGAAAAGCTGACCTGCCGTGAGCCCACCATCGACGTGATGATGCAGGCCTCGCGCTTCAAAACCGAGGCGGAGGTTTCCGTTGCGATGGTGGCCGGCATCACCGGCGAGCCAATCCCGGTGATCAACCGCCTTGTGCAGCGCGACCTGGTGCGGCTGGAGACGTGGCTTGCCCCTTTCGTGCGGGATCTGACCTCAGAAACTGGTGGGATGTAGTCGTCGCCATTTCCCACCACGCGCACACGCCGATCCCTGACGTGAGAGCTCTGCCGTTATCGGAGGCGGCAGAGTGCATTACCGCGCTCGATCGCCTGCTTCCCAATTCTACAAACGGAGACGGTTGAGCCTATGGGCAATCTATCGGCACGCCTGGTCGTCTCGCTGGTCAACAACTTCAGCGGGCCGGCCAAGCGCATCGCGGCTGATGCAAAGAAGCTGCAGACGCTGCAGGGCTCAGCCGCGGCCGCCGGCGCCGCTATCGGCAAGCAAACGCGCCGCATCGACCGCGCCGCATCTCGGACCGGCACCGTTGCCACTGGCGCGGCGCTGCTTGGTGGGCTCTTCATCAAGCGCGCCTATGATTTCGACAAGGCGTCGAAGTTCGTTGAGGGCACAGCCAACGCTCAGGCCGGCCAGATGGAGGCGCTGCGTGATGAAATCGTGCGCCTGGCGGAAGTCTACCCGCTGACAAGATCGCAGTTGGTTGAAGGCGCCAAGGAGTTCATCACGGCTGGCAACTCGATCGATGTGACGCGCAAGGCGCTCGAGGATCTGGCGCGCGGCGCTCTGGCTTCGCAGCAATCGGTCGGCAAGGTCGGCGCCGACGTCACCGACGTCGTCGCCGGGTTCTATGGCAAGATCAACGACCCGGAAGAATACGCCAGGCGCACCCGCAAGATCCTCGACCTTATGGCGGTTGGCGCCACGGCGGCCAACCACACCTGGCAAGAGCAGACGCTCGCCATGCAGTATTCGGTGCCGGTGGCCCGCGCCTTGGGGCTTTCGCTCGAGCAGCTTGTAGCATCGCTTGGTGTGCTGGCCGACAACGGCTTCAAGGGCGAGAAGGGCGGTTCCGCGCTGCGCACCATCCTGCTCAACCTGGCTGCACCAACCAAAGCCGCCCGCGCCGCATTTAAGTCCTTGGGCCTCGAGATGGACAAGGCGCTGAGCTTCAGCAAGGCCAAGGCCTATGACCCGCAAGGCGCCCTGGCGCAGCTCAGCCAGCGGTTTGGCGTGCAGGGTGATGATGTTGGCAATGCCGTGCGCGGCGTGCTTGGCAACAAGGGGCTGCAGGGCGACCTTCCTGCTATGCGTGAGGCGCTGCTCGCCAAGTTGCAAGACGTCATGCAGATCGACCAGGGCGACCTGCCGTCGATGGAGGCGCTCACCTCTGCCATCGACGCCCACTTTGCCGGCGCCATGGAAAACCTCAACCTCGATTATGTCTTTGAGAAGCTGGCCAAGGCCACCGCCGGCCAGATGAAGGACATTACCGGGGTGCGCCGCACGCCGCAGCTGATCTCGCTGGCGCGTGGCTTTACCGACCAATATCTGCCCAAGCTGCAAAAAATCACCGAGGAAGCGCTGGGCGCCACCGAGAAACGCATGAACGTGTTTCTGAGTGGCTTTGCAGCTGACATGGATCGGGTTGTGTCGGCCCTCGATAGCCTCTCCGCTACCATCGAGGCCAGCGGTGTGGTCAAGGATATTTCTGCCTTTGCCGAAAGCCTACGCGCCGGCATGATCGCGATGAAGGAGACCAATCCGCAGCTGCTGCGGTTCGGCATGAACAGCCTTTTGGTGCTCGGCGTTCTTGGCCCGCTGGGTATGCTGCTGTCCGGCCTTGGCGGCATTCTCACCATCATTGGCGCCTCAGCCCGCATCGCCGCCATCGCCATCGGTTTCATGGGCCGCATGGCAACCATCGGCCTGGCGCAGCTCGCCGTTGCCGGCGTTGTCGGCGGCTGGCAGCTGCTCGCCGGTGCGATCGGCGCCGCCCGCCTGCAGGTGCGCCTCATGAACATGGAAGTCGCCGCCGGCAACATCACCCGGCTTGGCGCCATGGCCGCGCTGATCACGCCGAAGTGGGCGGGAGTTGCCGGCATCTTCCGCGGAGTCGGCGCCGCGCTGCGCTTTGCCTTCGTGGCTACCGGAGTTGGTGCCGTTGTCACCGCGCTCGCCGCCGCCGGCACCTTCATCTGGAACAACTGGTCGGGCTTGGGCGAGTTCTTCACCGGCATTGGTCAAGGCTTCCTCGAAGGGCTCGGCCCGGCCCGGCCGCTCGCTGAGGGCATCGCCAGCGCGCTTGGCGCGGTTTGGGGCTGGATCACCGATCTCACCGGGCCGCTTGATGCCTCTAAGGAAGAGTGGCGCAGCTGGGGCAAGCAGGTCGGCGAATATATCGCCTATCCGCTGAAGCTGCTGGGCGAGGCCTATGCCCTGCTCACCAACAACCAGCTCACCCGCGCGCTGGGCCTGTCGACCGACAAGAAGGATGAGCCGGCAAAGGCGGTGAAGAAAGCTGATGCCGCAGCCGCGCCGACCGGCAAGGCCGTTGCTGATGCTCGCTCGGCACCGGCTTCACCAAGCGCCGCGCCGGTTTCAACTGGCCGCAACGTCGACCCGGCCGAGCTGCAGGCGGCTCTTGCCCGCCTCGACGCCTCGGCTGCCGCCGTGCCCGGCAAGGTGCGCCAGGCCATGGGCCAGGCCAAGGCCATCGTCGATGCCGTCGACCTCACCTCGAGCGGCCAGAAGATCATCCAGTCGCTCGCCAACGGCATCCTGCAGGGCATTCCGCAGATCACGGCGGCGATGACGGCGGCCGCCAACGAAGTGAAGGCGCATGTGCCGCAATCGCCGGCCAGGAAAGGCCCGCTCAGAGGCCTGAGCGGTGCCGGCATCATCAGCGAAATCGCCAAGGGCATGGATGCCGGCCCGATGGTCGGCGCCATGCACCGCGCCGCCGAGGCCACGCGCAAGGCCGCCAACGACAATGCCGGCCGCTTCAACGTATCCGGCCTGCAGCGCACCGCGGCCGCCGGCCTGGTGGCCGCTTCAACGCTGGCCTCGCCGGCCGCCGCCGGGCCGGCCAGCATTGGCGACATTCACGTGCAGGTGAGCGTCAACGGCTCCAACGCCAGTCCCGAAAAGATCGGTGATGAGGTTGGCCGGCGCGTGCGCAGCGCGGTGCGAGAAACCTATTCTGACGGGGGGATCTGATGGCCGTCTTTCGCCAATCGCAGGGGCCGTCACCGATGGCGCTTGGCCCGTTCACGTTTCGCGCGCTTGGCTTTGCGTTCGAAGGCATCGGCCGCGATCTCGACACCAGTTGGGCCGAGATCGAGGTCGTCGATCGCTTCAACGCCCTGCAGTTCACCGGGCCGAACAGCGACAGCCTGACCATTTCCGGCGTGTTGTTCCCCGAAGAGTTCGGCGGCCTCAGCCAGCTCGAGGGCGTTCGCTCAGCCGCCATCGCCGGCATCCCGTTGATGCTGGTGACGTTGGCTGGCGACGTGAAGGGCCTGCACGTCATCCAGAGTGTCGGCGAGGACCGTACCGAGCACACGCGCAAGGCGTTGCCGCGCCGCAACGCCTACCGCATCGATCTGCTGCGCTACACCGGGCCGGTGAGCGCCGCGCTCTCGCTTTTCTGATTGGGAAATCATGCCGCGCACCTACACCACCGAGGGCAGCGAGATGCTCGACCTCATCTGCCTCAAGGCTTATCCCGGCCGCCAGGAAGGCGTCGTCGAGCGCGTGCTCGAAGCCAACAGCGCCCGCCGCATCGCGCTTGCGATGCCGATCCTGCCGCCGGGCACCACCATCACTCTGCCCGACATGGCGCCCGGCGATCAGTTTGCCCGCACCAGTTCGCAGAAGCTCTGGGATTAACGGTCCTTTTTTGCGCCTTCAGATGCCCACCGCTTCGCGGCATCCGGCGCATGACAACTCGCCATCAGATGTAGGTAGCCGGCTCCACACCGGCTTGCACGTCAACACGCGCTTGCGCCGTGTTGAGCAACCGAGTGTGGACCAAGAAAGAACCAATGCACCCTAAATTCATCATCACCATCAACGGCACGCCGGTCTCGGGCCTGTTCCTGTCGCTGTTGAAGGACGTGACCGTCAACGACCGCGCCGGCACGCGCTCTGACAGCCTCGAATTATCGCTCAACGATGGTTCGCCCAACTTCATCGAGGTGCCAGACAAGCGCGCCATCATCAAGGTCTGGGGCGGCTACATTGAGACCGGCCTCGAATACTTCGGCGCCTTTTCCGACGCCGACGTGACGCTCGAGTGCCTGCCGTATGGCGTGCGCATCTCGGCCAAGGCCGCCGACCTCAAGGCTGGCCTGAAAAAGCACCAGGAGCGGCATTGGGATGGCGGCACGGTGGGCTCGGTGTTCGGTGAGCTCGCCGGCGAGGAAGGGTTGCAACTGCAGATCGCGCCGGCGCTTTCCGGCCTCAAGTTCCCCAACGATTGGGCCGGCATGCAGAACGAAAGCATTCTGCACTTCGGCCGCCGCGTCAGCGATCGCATCGGCGGGCTGTTCGCCATCAAGGATGGCAAGATGATTTTGGCCGAGAAGGGCTCCGGCCAGTCGCCGGCCGGCGCTGGTCTTTCGCAGCTGATCATCACGCCGCCGATGATCGTCAAGGGCACCTGCCAGGTGCACCTGGCCGCCCGCGAGAAGGTGCAGAAGGTCAAGGCCGAATATCAGGACACCGAAAACGCCGAGCGCAAAACGGTGGAAGCGCCCGCCAACGCCGACGCCGAGGACGGCGCCGAATACACGCTGCGCCAGCCCTACGGCGACAAGGATGAAGCCGAACGCGCCGCCAAGGCCAAGGCCCGCGAGCTTGGCATGAGCGCCGACAGCACCTCGGTGACGATCGAGGGCAACGTTTCCGCCCGCGGCGGCGCGCCGATGACCTATGCCGGCGTCAGGCCCAAGGTCGACGGCGTGCCGTTCATCATCGAGACGGCCGCGCACAAATTCGCCAAGGGCGGCTACACCACCGGCATCGAAGGCAAGGCCAAGCAATGAGCGCAAAGACCGTTTCGAAGAGCCCCGGCCGGAAGAGCGCGGGGCAGAAGAGCGCTGGCCAGAAGAGCACGCGCGAACCGAAAAAGCCGGCCGCCAAGCGTGGCCGCAAGCCCGCCGCCAAGGCAGCGCCAGCCAAAAAGACGACGGCAAAGAAGCCGGCCGCCGCCAAGCGCAAATCGCCGGCGATCGTCGTCGAGCAGATCGGGCAATGCACACTTTACCGCGGCGATTGCCGAGAGGTGCTGCAGGGCCTGTCTGAAGCCTCAGTGCATGCCGCCGTTTGCGATCCGCCCTATGGCCTCTCGAGCGAGCCCAACATGGTGGAAGTGCTGCGGCACTGGCTCAATGGCGATGACTATAAGGGCACGGCCAAGGGCTTCATGGGCAAGAGCTGGGATAGCTTCGTGCCGGGGCCGGCCACCTGGCGCGAGGTTGAGCGCTGCCTGAAGCCCGGCGGCCACCTGGCGGCCTTTGCCGGTTCGCGCACCTATGACCTTATGACGATGGCGATCCGCTTGAGCGGCATGCATCTGCGCGACCAGGCGATGTGGCTTTATGGCTCCGGGTTTCCAAAATCGCTCGATGTGTCAAAAGACATTGACAAGCGGGGGGGGTATGGCGGGGGCGTGCTGGCCAGCCGGTTCAAAGCGATATGAAGCGGTCGATGGGGCAACATTACGAGCGGCGCCCGAAAGGCGCTGCCGTCTTCGATGACGCTATACAATGGAGCGGCTGGGGCACCGCCCTGAAACCAGCCCATGAGCCGATCGCCATTGCCCGCAAGCCGCTGTCCGAGGGTTCGGTTTCCCGCAACGTTTTGAAGCATGGCACCGGCGCCATCAACATCGATGCTTGCCGCGTCGATGCCGACAAGCCAACTGGCTGGGGTGGCAAGGCCGCCGGCGGCAACACCTGGCACGATGGCAACTGCGGGCTGGGCCACAACGGCCCGCCCACCGACTCCGAGGGCCGGTGGCCGGCCAACGTGCTGCATGACGGTTCGCTTGAGGTCGTCGAGTGCGTGCTGCCGGCCGATCGCCCGGCGCTGCGGTTCTTCTATTCGGCCAAGGCCAGCCGCGAGGAGCGCGAATTCGGCATGGCCGGCTGCGAGGCCATCGCCATGCCGAGCCTCAACGGCAGCTTTCAGGAGCGCGGCTGCCCACCGGCAAAAAACCATCACCCGACCGTCAAGCCCATCGATCTGATGCGCTGGCTGATCCGGCTGGTGACGCCGCCCCGTGGCCAGGTGCTCGACCCGTTCATGGGTTCCGGCTCAACCGGCATTGCCGCCGTCCGCGAGGGCGTGCGCTTCATCGGCTGCGAGCTTGGCGAGGATTACTTCGACATTGCCTGCCGCCGTATCGAGGCGGCCGTGCGCGAGGCAGAAACGCAGCCGGACTTGGTGCACGCCATCGAGCGTGTGCCGGCACGCCAGCTCGCACTGATCTGAGGGGTAACGATCATGCACACCGGGAAATTCAGCGCACTCATGATCGAGCCGGTGATGGGCGATCGCGATGCCCGGCTTGCCGCCAATCTCACCTATGTCACAGGCTGGGGCTACGCAATCGAGGTGCCGGCCGGCTATCGCTCCGATCTCGCATCCATTCCCAAAATCGCGCGGCTGTTTTTCGAGCGCTTCGAGTTCGACACCGCCGCCGCCGCCGTGCTGCACGACTATCTCTATTCGACCCACATTACGCCGCGGTGGATGGCGGACGCGCTGTTTTACGACGCGCTCAAGAGCCTCGGCTCACCGTTGTGGAAACGGTCGTTGATGTGGGCTGCGGTACGCCTGTTCGGCGGCCGCGGCTGGGTTGCCGATTTCATGGAATATCGCCGCACCAGAGAGCTGCCCGACGCGTGAAACTTCAATGGGAGTGACAAGATGACGATCAAGTTGACGGAGGCCAGCCTCCGCCGGGTGTTCCCGAACGCCCGCCAGACCTACATTGACGCGCTTCTGCATGAGCAGCCGTTTTTTGCCGAGCACGGCCTGCTCGCAAGCCCGTTGCGCTGGTGCCATTTCTGCGCGCAGATCGGCCACGAGACCGATGGCCTGCGCATCGTGCGCGAGGACATGCGCTATTCGTCAAAGCGCATCATGCAGATTTTTGGGCTAGGCCGGCACTCTGCCCGCGTCATGTGGGGCGAGGCCGGCCGCCTTGCCGGCAAGCCCTATGAGCTGGCTGAGCGCGTCTATGGCTTGGGCAACCCATCCATGGCCCGCCGGCTCGGCAACACCGCCGCCGGCGACGGCTTCGCCTATCGCGGCTGGGGACCGGGCCAGGTGACCGGCAAGGGCCAATCGCTGCAATACGGCAGCCAGCTCGGCGTTGACCTCGAGGCCAAGCCTGAGTTGCTCGAGGACGCGTCGATCGGCACCAAGGCCTTCGTGCTTGAGTGGGATCATCGCAACCTCAACGCCTATGCCGATCGCAACCAGGGCGATGCCGTTTCCAAGGGCGTGAATTTGGGCAACCCGCGCAGCACCGCCAAACCCAACGGCCTCGAGGATCGCCGCAAATGGTATCGCAAGGCGTGGGCGGAATGGCGCGACGCCGCGGTCAGCGATGAAATCGCCGCCGTGCAGGTTGCCACCAACTGGATGGTGCTGCGCAAGGGCGACGATTGCACCGAGGTGCGCGCCATGCAGGAGCGCCTTGCCGAGCTGGGCTATCATCTGGGCAAGGTCGACGGCATCTTTGGCGAGGAAACCCAACGCCAGGTGCGCGCCTTCCAAGGGGACAACAACCTCACAGTCGACGGCATCGTTGGCCCGATGACGTGGGGCGCGATGCGCTCAGCTGAGGCCGTCGACCGTGGCTCGCGCGAACAGATCACCGGCGATGAGCTGGCGGCAGTCGGTTCGCGCACCGTTGCCGTCGCGCGCAAGGTGCAGCGTAAGGGGCTGTTTGCGATGTTCGGCAGCGCCGGCGGCCTTGGCGCCGCCTTCACGATCCCCGCGACGCTCTCGGAGGTCCCGGGTTGGATCGATCAGGTGAAGCAGAACAGCGAGGCCTGGTCGGCTGCGCTCAGCTGGCTCTTCACGCCGGCCGGCATCGTCAGCCTGGTGTGCACCGTTGGCGTGATCTATGGCGCCCGCCTGTGGTTCGACGGCCAGGCCGTCGAAGATATCCGAGTTGATGACGCGCGCACCGGCGCCAACCTTGGCAAGTGAGCATGAATGAAACTCTTGAACGTCAACTGATCGAGATCCGCACGGCCGGCGCCGGCCTGGTCGGCCCGGCGCTGCGCGTCATCGTCATCGTGGCGCTGGGCTTCATCGTGCTGCAGCTCGCCCGCTGCGATGCCCGCTCAGAGCGTGATGCCTTTTGGCGCAAGCAGATCAAGGAACAATCGCGCCACGTCACCGACATCATCGAAGCGGCCGGCCGCACATTACCGGCGGCCGATCGCCAGCGGCTCGAGGAACTGGAAAGGCAAAACGATGAGCAGAAAAACGAGATTGAGGATCTGCGCCGGCAGCGGGCATCTTCCCCACTTTCCGATCCTTGCAGCCGCTGCCTCATTCCTGCTGAGCGGTTGCGCGTCAAATAACGTCGTGGTCAAGCCGCTGGCCTTGCCTGACATCGACGCGCGCCTGTTGCTGGCTGAGCCTGATATCACCTGTCTACATCCGGGCAAGGACAAGTACCCGGTTGAAGACCTTGAGGCTGCCCACGATTGCGAACGCAATGGCCGGTTGCGTGCGCGTGGCCGGCTGCACTCTTTGCAAGGCGCCGTCAAAGATCGCCAGGCAATCGCCAACCAGGCTGCCAGCGCAGCCACCCAACCATGATGAGGGAAGAAATGCTTTATGGAGCTGCAGCCCATGAACCACGAGAGGAATGGTCATCAGCACGATCCGATGGCATTGGGCGTCCTGTTGGGCGGGCTGCAGGCGGAGAGCCGCCGGCAAACGGAAATCATGCTCTCCGGCATCCGCGAAACGCAAGCCCTGCGCACCGAGATCCACGACCTGCCGGATCGCATCGCCGCGCAGTTGACGCTGCCATCTGCCCAGCCTGCAGCAGTCCCATGGCTGACCATCAGCCGGCTGGCGCAGGTGCTTGGAGCGATGGCATTGCTCGCAGCCGTGGTCGCAGGCAAGATGACGCACGCGGACGCGCTGCCGCTCATCCGCATTCTGTTCGGTGTGATGTGATGCAACCGCTGCGGTGGTTTAGTGTGCAGCCGCTCTATCGGCAAATCTGGATTGCCTGCGCCATCGCCGCCGGCATAGTCGCCATCATCTGACGCATCAGGTCCGTCATCCCGCGTGTTCGGCGCCGGTGCGTCCACCCCGCACACCCGCGCCGCGTAAGCCCCGCACCTGCTCTCTCCCGTTGAGGTGCGGGGCCATCCTATCGGCACCAGCCCGGCCGCCGGCTTTTGCCGTCATAGGCCCGCGCGTGCCCTTCCGCGATCAGCAATGCGCTGACATCGCGCCCGGCGACGCTGATGCGCGCCAATCCTCTCCCCCACTTTTCCAACTTGTGACTGCGCCGCACCCTGACTTGGCCGTCGCGCAGCAACGCGATCAGCCGCGCCGCCGCCAGCAATCCGCGATCGCGCTCTTGCCCGCATTTGGCGTGGTAGATTTCCGGGGCGTCAAAGCCCTGCAGGCGATAGCGCGCGCCGGCAATGTCGACCGTGTCGCCATCGACCACGGTGATGGCCTCACCGGCCTCCGTGATGGCGTTCGGCGCCGAGCGCAACGGCCGCTCCGGCGGTGCCAGCACGATGGCAAACCCGGCCGTGACCAGCACTCCAATCGGCACCAGACTGGCCGCTGCAGCGGCCAGTTTCCTGGGCGGTTTCTTGGGCGCTGCTTCGGGGCGCATTTCCCAACCCCTTGAAAACATTGGTCGGAGCGGGGAGATTCGAACTCCCGACCCCTTGCTCCCGAAG